TAAGATCTAGAATACTAAGATCTAGAATACTAAGATCTAGAATACTAAGATCTAGAATACTAAGATCTAGAATACTAAGATCTAGAATACTAAGATCTAGAATAAATTATTTCTTTAGAGAACAATTTTATGAACACTGTTTAAGAAGATCTTATTCTTAAATTAAGAAAGAATACAGTGGAATTTAATAAAGAAATATTTACAAGCACAATATCAATACCAGCTTCTTCACAGGTTATTTTTGTAGCTGATTTATTTGACGATGATTATGTCGGCGGTGCAGAATTAACAACAAAAGCTCTTATTGAAAGTAGTCCATATGAAGTTTTTAAATTACATTCCAAAGATGTTAATCTTGGAACATTAAAACAAGGTCATGATAAATTTTGGATATTTGGAAATTTTGCGCAGTTAAATCCACAACTAATCCCCAGCATTATCGCTAATATCAAATACAGTATAGTGGAATATGATTACAAATACTGTAAATTTAGATCTCCAGAAAAACATCACAATGTAACAAAATTATCTTGTGATTGTCATAATCAAATGAATGGAAAACTAATTTCAGCATTTTTTTATGGTGCTAAACATTTGTGGTGGATGTCTGAAAAACAGAAAGAGAAATATCATACCCTGTTCCCTTTCTTATCTGAAAAAGATAACACTGTTTTATCTAGCGTTTTTGACGATAGAACATTATCCTACATTAAAACTTTACAATCTATGGTAAAAGAACCAAGAACAAAATGGATTGTTCTTGGTTCATCATCATGGATCAAAGGATTTGAAGCTGCTAAAAATTGGTGTGTTGATAACAACAAAGAATATAAAGTTGTTTGGAATATGTCATATGATGAACTTCTTGCTGAATTAGCTGTTTCAAAGGGATTTGTATATCTTCCCGAAGGTTGTGATACCTGTCCCAGAATGGTAATTGAGGCAAAATTACTAGGTTGTGAACTTCATACTAATGAATACGTCCAACATCGAGATGAATCTTGGTTTGCTACAGATGACTTGAATGCAATTACAGAATATTTGTATGCTGCACCCAAATGGTTTTGGAATGGAATTAAACACGCTATGGAATATAAACCAACGATAAGTGGGTACATAACGACATATAATTGTGTTAAACAACGATATCCATTTGAACAAAGCATTGAATCGATGCTTTCATTTTGCGATGAAGTATGTGTTGTTGATGGAGGATCAACAGATGGAACTTGGGAAAATTTGTGTCAACTTCAAAGAAATCTTGTGCCAAGTACGGTACGAATAAGATTATATGATTGTGAAGCCTCACGATTAGAATCGTACAACAAAGAGTCACCATTAAAACTAAAACAAATTACTCGTGATTGGAATCATCCAAGATTTGCAGTATTTGACGGTGAACAAAAAGCTGAAGCTCGTAGAATGTGTACATCAGAATTTTGTTGGCAAATGGATTCTGATGAAATTGTTCATGAAGTCGACGTTCCTAAAATCAAAAACATTCTTAATGCAATTACAAAAGATATTGACGTACTATCACTTCCCGTGGTTGAATATTGGGGTGGACCCGATAAAGTGAGGTTAGATGTAACACCTTGGAAATGGAGACTTTCTAGAAACAAACCTTACATAACTCATGGAATTCCTAAAGATTTACGAAAAACAGATTCAAATGGCGATCTATTTGCTTCAGAAGGTACAGATGGTTGTGATCTAATTCACGCAGAAACGTTTGAAAGAATACCTCATGCATCATTTTACACTCCTGAGGTCGAGAATATTCGTCAGCATGCAATGTTAGGTAATAAACAAGCGCTTAGCGATTATCAGGCGTGGTTTCAGGAGGTTGTGAATGGTCTCCCTTGTGTATATCATTACTCTTGGTATGACCTCGAGAGAAAAATTCATCTCTATAAGAATTACTGGACAAAACATTGGGAAAGTCTCACAGGAAAGATTTATGTTGATGACGCAAAAAGCAATATGATGTTTGATCTTCCTTGGTCGGAAGTTACTAATGAAATGATAAAAGAAAAAGCAAAAGAACTCCAAAAAACGGGTGGGCACATTTGGCACCGTAAATGGAATGGCACAATTACACCGTGGTTAACAATTCAACATTCTGAACCGAAAGTGATGCAAAATTTTGCTAAACGTATTTCACCTAGTTTATTGGATATTGCCGAAAATCCTGTTATTCATCAACCGACAGACACAAGTCTAAAAGAATTTCTTGTGAAAGCTGTTACTAGAAAGCTATGAAAAATATGAAAATTGTAAACATAAAACAAAAACTCGAAGAAATAGGAGTTCCCGTTAAATCATTGATCTTAGGCGATTATGATGTAATTGGTGAATATACAGCAAAACGAACAAGATCACCGGGCGATGAGAACTATAAGGCCTTCGGCGCTCACTACAGAGCAAACTATGAACGTGGAATTTTAATCTATAATCTTATTCGACAATTTAATCTAACGTCGTTTCTTGAAATTGGCTTTGGCCGAGGTTATTCAACGTTTTGCGCCGCTAGAGCATTTCATGATTCAGGTGTTCAAGGTAAAATTGTTACAATTGATCCAAATTTTGATGAAAAATATCTTAATGCACTTCAACAGGTTTTCCCAAAAGAATGGTTTTCATATGTTACATTTGCAAAAGGTTTTTCACAAAATGTATTGCCTACAATAGCAGAAAAATTTGATCTTGTGTATATCGACGGTGATCATTCATATGTCGCAACAAAAGCAGATTGGGAATTATCAAAAAACAAAGCAAACAAATTTGTTCTCTTCGATGATTATCATCTGCCAGAAAAAGAAGATCCTGGGATTCAATGTCGTGAAGCAATTGATGAAATTGACTTTGAAAAAGAATCATTTAAAGAACCTGAACTAATCAAACTAGATAGAAGAATCTTCCTAGATGAAAGAGGTTATACTGATGATCAAATTCTTTATGGACAAGTTTTATTTACAAAATTAGGTGTTGATTATGTTGACTGGTGATTATCAAATCAATTGGATGTTTACATATGCACATAATCAGGATATGAAAACGTTATTTGATACATGCGTTTTTATTTCAATATTTTCATATCAACCAAATAAAAAATATGCAATCAACTGAAAATAGATTTTGTTTTGTCGCCCCAATGTTCAATGCATCCAGTACGCTGCAAAGAATGTTACATAGCATATATGGACAATCATATAATAATTGGAAAATCATTTTAATTGATGATGTTTCAACTTATGTTCATAAAGAACGATGTGCAGAAGTATTGCGTGCATTTAAAATGCTTAAGAACGAAGATAGACTTCACGTTATATGGAATTCAACAAAAAAGTGGGAAGTTGAAAACGTTTTAAATGGATTAGATTTATGTGATGACAATGATATTATTTGTAGAATTGACGCAGATGATTATCTTATTGATTTAGATGCGCTAGCTATAATCAATGCAGCATATGTTCAAACAAAATGTGATATTCTTTGGACAAAACATCGTTGGGGTTTTAGTGATCATAATATTAGTGGTCCTATGGATGATAACGTAGATCCATATCAACATCCGTGGGTGTCATCACATTTCAAAACTTTTAGAAAAAGTTTATTGAATGGTGTTAGTGATGTAAATTTTCGTAATGAAAATGGTGATTATGTTCGTAGAGCAGGTGATCAAGCCGTGTATTTACCAGCATTACATAACGCACAAAAACGTGTTTTCTTACCTCGAGCGATGTATCACTATAATATTGAAATTGATGATCCAAGCATTTTTCAGACTGATGATGCTAAGTTTCAAAAAGATGAAGCTGTATTTCTTAGAAACAGAGGATATGTAAAGTGAAATTGTATATCAACCGGAGACCAATTTATTCACCTTGGGGAGGAGGTGCATTATTCGTTAATGCCCTGTATGAAAATCTCCCAAATTTTGGGATTCAGGTTGATTCAGAAATAAAGAATTCAAATGCAGCATTAATTGCAGGTCTTGAAGGTGAAAATCATTTACCTTCTGCATTAGAAATATTATTACATTCAAATATTTCCAAAACTGTGTTAAGAGTTAATGATAATGACGCTAGAAAAAATACAAATCACGTTGATGATAAATTAATTTACTTATCGAGTTGTGTTAATACAACAGTCTTTGTTTCTGGTTGGCAACGAGATTATTTCCTTGAAAAAGATTGGAAGTGTAAAAATTCAGTTGTTATTGTCAATGGTGTTGATAAACAAATTTTTTCACCCAAACAAAAACTGAACAATGGAAAAGTTAATATTGTTGCTCACCATTGGTCGAATAACAGAATGAAAGGTGCCGATATTTACGAATGGATTGATGAGTTTGTTGGATTGAATTCAGACAAATATTCATTTACGTATATTGGTCGTGACTTTGGAACGTTTAAAAATACGAATGTTATTGCACCATTGTATGGAAAAGAATTAGGCGACGAACTTGGGAAATATGACGTTTATGTCACTGGCACTCGTTGGGACCCGGGGCCGAATCATTGCGTAGAATCTATGTCATGTGGATTACCTTCATACGCTTTTTGTGATGGTGGTGGAGCAGTTGAATTCGTTGGAAAAGATCATGTTTTTTCATCAATTGATGAATTGAAAAATCTGATTTTGGCAAAAGATTTTAAACAGAATTTAACTACTTTTGATTCCTGGGAACAAATGTCAGAAAAATATGTTGATTTAATCAAATCACTTTAAATCCACATAAGAATATAGTGTTATAATTTACTATGTTTTATTCCAAGAAGAAAAAAGTAAAAACAATAGATCGACAAATTCAAGAAAGACTTGATAAACAATTAAGAACCATTCTTGAAAAATATCTTTATCTGCATTTAACACCGATAACGATGAAGAATATTAGAGAAGATATTATTTTTTGCGTTAAAACACTCTTGTCAGAAGAAGCAATTACAGAAACTGCCCCCATATATTGGTTATCTGATTTTATTTTCAAGCGAATAAAATTAAACGGTGATATGTTAATGAGTGATCAAGTTGTCATAAATGAATATAAAATTTCTGAATTGTCGACATCTGATATTTTTGTTCTTGGAAGGTTGTTTCACGATACAGATATTGGTAATGAATTAGAAAAAGAACGTGTTAAAAGGTTATTGTCATGAATAAATTTGGTATTAATGAAGCTCTTGAAAAATTGATAACAAGTAGATTAAAAGCTTTTAACGAAAAGTCATTAGATTTAGTGACATGCACTGAAATTTATCAAACTATTTTTGATACGCTTGTTGAAGTATTTGAATCATCAAATGTTCAATTATCAAATGAATCTGTTAATTGGCTCGCACAAGAATATTATGATTGTGTTTCGATAAATGAAACACAAACACTTAATCCTCATATATTTTCGCAGCGTGCAAAACTTGAAATGATTCCAACGAAAGAAATAGCGTTATTAGCAACATTTATGAATGGAACTGATTTTACTATTCCTTTGATCAAAGAGATTAAACGAAGATCATGATTGTTCATTTTGATGGTGTTGATATTAATGCAAGAACAGGCCCTGGGACTTTTGCAAATAGACTTGCACGTGAATTATTCAATCAAGGACATGAAGTTGAATTTTCACAAAAAAAATCAAAAGTATCACTCGTTTTTATAGAACCCTCTGGACAAAAACTAGCTAACAAAATAGTTCAACGAATAGATGGAATTTGGTTTAAACCTGATGATTTTGAAATTAAGAATAAACAAATTAAATCATTATATGAAAGTGCAGATTCAGTAATTTTTCAATCCTGTTTTGATCAACAAATGATAACAAAATGGTGGGGATTTCGTAAAAATTTAACCAATCATATTGTTCGTAACGGAATTGATATAACACCCATAAAAAATTTAACGATCCCGGCATTAGAAAAATTAAGACATGAATATCAAATGATATTTGTTTGTTCTGCTAATTGGCACAAACAAAAACGTTTAAGTTCAAACATAGAACTGTTCAAACATTTAAGACAGAATTATTACGTAAACAGTTGTCTAATTGTGTTGGGTAATAATCCCGATCTCATTGTTGCAGATCCTCATATTTTTTACACTGGTTCGTTATCAAGTGATGAATACATGCAAGTGTATGCAATTTCTAATTGGATGATTCATTTAGCCTGGGCAGATCACGCACCCAATGTTGTTGTCGAGGCGCTAAGTCAAAATACGCCAGTAATTTGTTCTGATGTCGGTGGAACAAAAGAATTGATTGGCGATTTTGGTATTGTTCTTAAAGATGAAAATTACGATTATGAACTATATGACTATGACAATCCTCCCAAAATTGATGTTACGCAAATTCAAAAACTTCCAGAAAAAAACGAATTGGGAAAACATGTTGATATTGACATTAAAAATATTACAAAAAAGTATATTGATGTGTTCAATGAACTGATTGGGGAATAAGATTAATAAATGAGAGCTATTGTAACAGGTGCATCAGGACAAGATGGAAGTTACCTTTCAGAACTTCTTTTATCTAAAGGATATGACGTATATGGGCTAATCCGTCAATCTACACAATTCACACCAGATAAATATGGTTATTTACGCAATGCCATAAAAAATGAAAAATTTCACATTGAATATGGTGATGTAACTGATGCTTCAGGAATGAGAACTTTAATTGAAACAATTCAACCGGATGAAGTTTACAATCTTGCTGCGCAAAGTCATGTTGGACAATCATTTGAGCAACCTTTAAATACGTTTACTGTTACTGCCCAAGGACCATTGAATTTACTTGAAGCTATCAGAAGATCTGGGTTACAAACAAAGTTTTACGAAGCCTCAAGTAGTGAGATGTTTGGAAAAGTTACCCAAACTCCACAGTCAGAAGATACGACATTCTATCCTCGTTCACCTTACGGGTGTGCAAAGGTATTCGGTCATTATATTACAAAGAATTATCGTGAGGCTCACGGTATTTTTGCGTGTTCGGGAATTTTATTTAATCATGAATCTGAACGCCGTGGCGAAAATTTTGTAACACGTAAAATTACAAGAGCAGTCGGAAGAATAAAAGTTGGAATGCAATCTGAACTTAAATTAGGACCCCTAGATGTTAAACGTGATTGGGGTTATGCTCCTGACTATGTTGAAGCAATGTGGATGATGTTACAACACGATAAACCTGATGATTGGGTTATTGGAACAGGTGTTACGCATAGCATACAAGAGTTTGTTGAACTTGCATTTAAGCATGCAGATCTTGATCCAAAACAATACCTTCATTTTGACAAGCGGTTTATCAGACCTTCTGAAGTTGATACATTAAGAGCAGATGCGTCCAAAGCAAATACAATTCTTGGGTGGTCACCAAAAGTTAACTTTGAAAACCTTGTTAAGATTATGGTTGATCATGATTTAAAATTAGCAAAAAGAGAAGTTGAATATTCTGATGAATAGAGTTTACACACTTGCGCCAAAAGAATCATGGATTGTTGATAGATTTAAACAAGAATGGGACAATGACAATTCTGATACTAGTGTTAGCGATCCTAATGATGCTGATATAATTTGGCTTTTTGCAGATTGGGCATGGAATCAATTGCCTAATAATCTTTTAACAAAGAAAAAAGTTGTAACAACTGTTCATCATATCGTTGTTGAAAAATTTGGAGAAAAAGAACTTAAAGATTTTCAAGCACGTGACAAGATTACAGATATTTATCACGTTCCTAATGAACATACAGAAGTCTTAGTTAGATCATTAACACAAAAACCAATTGTTCTTATACCTTATTGGGCAAATCAAAAAATTTGGCGAGCTACAGATTCAAAAATCAATTTACGAAAAAAATACAACATATCAGTTAATTCTTTCGTTTGCGGTTCTTTTCAACGAGATACAGAAGGTTCAGATTTAGTTTCGCCCAAATTAGAAAAAGGCCCAGATCTTTTATGTAACTTTCTAGAAAAAATTCATGAAAATAATAATCTACACGTTGTTTTAGCAGGGTGGCGTAGACAGTATATTATATCACGATTAAGAGCCTCGGGCATTTCATATTCATATTTCGAATTGCCTTCTCAAGAAATTGTTAACGAACTATATCAAATTTTAGATTTATACCCAGTTGCTTCAAGGTACGAAGGTGGACCACAATCTTTAATCGAAGCTGGGTTGTTAGGAGTGCCAGTTGTCTCACGAAATATTGGAATGGCACAACAATTATTATCTAACCATTCAATAAACAATGATATTTTAAAGGCAATTCCTTCAATTCCAAGTGTTAAACATTTAACTTTGCCCAATGGTTACGATCGTTATAGAAAACTTTTTGAATCATTATGAAATTAGAATTGTTGTTAGTAACATGTTGTCTTGAACAAACAAGATATGATTTGTTAAAAGAGGTTGTTGAGAATTTAGAATGCTCGTTAGATCAGATCGAAAATTACAATTTAACAATATTTGATAATGCATCAACAATTGAAGCAACAATTCCATTGCTGACAACATACTTCAATAACGTTTATCAATCAAGTGTCAACGTAGGATATTGGTCTAGCATATCGTGGTGGTTAGATCATATCAAAACAAAAAATGTAGATTATACGTATATTATTGAATCTGATATGATGCATTATCATATGTATTTATTAAATCATTGTGTATCATTTTTAGATAACAATCAAGAGATCGGTTCGATTAGATTACACGAATATTCAATTAAAGATTGGCATCTTTACAATAAAGATCATCCCGTAAAAGAATCAAAAAGAAATTTGTGGCAGTCGCACACAAATAGAGTTACTGGCGAAAAGATCACGTTATTAAAAACGAATAATGATCTAATTTGGGAAACAAACTTCTTAACCCAACTCCCGGCACTTAACAGATACAAAACGATGTCAGAAATTTTTGATAAATTGAAAACTCTTGATTCATTTACAGAACCTGATTTTCAGTTATTATATCATGAGAAATTTCCTAAGACTGCCATTTTAGACGGAGGAATTTTTAATTGTGACTTAAATCCATATGGTACAAAAATAATTACAGGATCATGGACAGATCAAAATAAACTAAAAGATCTTGGATATAAGGCTACGCGTATTGGAAACATTGTTTCAAAATCAAAATACAATGTAACTAAATTAGCATAGAATAACAAAATGATTGATTATCTAATAATTGGTGGAACTGGCTCTTTGGGGAAAAAATTAATTGAACGTTTATTGCCAACAAGTTCTATAGCAGTTTATTCACGTGATGAATCTAAACACTGGACCATACGTAATGAATTGTTGTCACACAAACAAATTAGTAGACTTTCGTTTTATGTTGGTGACATACGTGACAAACAAAGATTACGCGATGTAATACAACAAACAAGTCCGAAAAACATTATTATCGCTGCAGCACTTAAACACGTTGATACTTGTGAACTCAGTCCAAATGAAAGCGTATTAACAAACGTAATTGGTACACAGAATGTTATCGACGTCATAAATTCATTAGATTCAAAATCAATACAAAACACATTATATGTAAGTACAGATAAATCATGCTCGCCAGTAAACACATATGGAATGTGTAAAGCAATTTCAGAAAGACTTATTACGAGCCAAGTCAATAACAAATCAAACCAGATTAAATATCTTGCCGTAAGATATGGAAATGTTTTAGAATCGCGTGGTAGTATAATACCATTATTCAAATATCAGGCAGAAAATTCTGAAATATTAACTGTAACAGATCCTGAAATGACAAGATTTGTGATGACTCTTGATGATAGCGTGGATTTGATCTTAACAGCGTTAAAATTGGGGAAATGCGGTGAAACGTGGATACCAATAATTCCCGCAATGAAGATTGGTGATTTAGCAACATTGTTTTCAAAAAAATTCAATAAAAAAATCAAAATAACTGGACACCGCCCAGGTGAAAAAATGCATGAAGATCTTATAAATGAATCTGAATCATCAAGAACTAAAAAGTTTATGAATTATTACGTAATTTCATCATCACATTTTGTCGGAAGAGAAAATGTATTTACATATTCAAGTTCTGATGATGTTATGACACCTGATACACTTGAAAAATTTTTAAATGAAAAACGTATTTTTGATAAAACAATTGATGAATTCAAAGGTCAATCAATTGAAGAAATTGCAACAAATAGAGTAGATTGAAATATCATGAACACGGCACTTTACCTCTATATGTCTTCTAACGGGAACGGAATTCTTATTATCCCAGAGAAAAATGGAAGACCAGATCCAGACAAAAGAGTGTTATTAGGTGGAAATCCTGATTATAACAGTTTAAATGCATGTCAATTAGAAGCAATAATCCAATTGTTGTTTAGAGATAAACATATCGTCAACAAAGTAAAGACGGCTTACTTTTTAGATGCAAACAATCCAGAAGCTAAAACAGTTTTATTAAAGCATGTGTGGTAATAAGAAAATGAAAAAATATCCACTATTTAAAGTTCATGTTGCTAATTCAGCACTTGAAAAAATATCGTCAGTATTCGAATCTGGTATAATAAATGAAGGTATAGAAGTTACAAAATTAACAAATGAACTTCGTGCATTTTTGCGCGCTGATAATCTCATTTTGACGAATAGCGGAACATCAGCACTTACGCTCGCTCTGATTTTAGCAGGAGTTGGACCAGGTGATGAAGTAATTTCTACGCCAATGACATGTGTAGCAACAAATACACCAATTGTTAATCTTGGCGCAGATATAGTTTGGGCTGATATTGAACCTTGGAATGGGATGATTGATTATGCAGATCTATTGAAAAATAGAAAAACGTCTAAAACAAAGGCTCTTATGGTTGTTGCATGGGCAGGTTCAGCACCTGAACTTGAATATCTGTATAATCTGTGTAAGTCTCGAGGAATTAAGTTGATTCTTGACGCCGCGCATGCTTTTGGTGCTTCATTTAAAGGTGAACCTCTACATGCATACGCAGATTATGTCTGTTATTCTTTCCAGGCGATTAAACATTTTACGACGGGAGACGGCGGCGCTTTAGTTTGTAAGTCTAAAACTGATTTTGAACGCTCAAAATCATTAAAATGGTTTGGATTAGATCGTGATCGGGCAAAAGATGAAAAAGGTGACTGGAAAGGCCAGCAGTGGGACGTTGACATAACCGAAGCTGGATATAAATTCAACATGAATAATATAGCAGCGGCAATTGGGTTATCTAATTTACCTCACATTCAATCTATTTTAGACACCCATCGACATAATGCGTCAATATATGAGAATGAATTTAAAGACTTCGATAAATTAGAATTATGCACACCACCAGATCCCAAGGGGTCAAGTTATTGGGTGTATACATTACAAGTATCAAAAACATCACCTTTAACAAGAGATCAATTGCTTAAAGCATTAAATGATGAAGGAATTATGGCGGGTGTTGTGCATGTACGCAACGACAACTATACTGCATTTTCAAAATTCAAGGTTAACAATTTAACAGGTGTAGATTATTTTTCAACACATCAATTTTCACTGCCTGTAGGGTGGTGGCTTTCCGAAGAAGACATTAAACATATTGCAAGACGTGTAAAAGATATATTATGTACAACTTAAGAGAAATAACAGATCATGATCATGGTTTTTTGCAAAATTTGCATAATGATCCTGAAGTTCTAAACAACTTAACACATCCAAATCCAATCGATTTAACACAACATATGTTATGGTGGGACAAGATTAAAAATGATCAAAGTCAAATTAGATTAATTTTTACTATTAACGATGAACGCGCAGGATTGACAAAATTTTATGACGTAGATTTTGTCAATAAAAATTGTGTTCTTGGCGCAGATTTACATATAGATTTTCGTGGTAAAGGTCACTCTAAACATATGTGGAAATTAATGTTAGATCATTGTTTTAACACTTTAAATTTACACAGAGTATCATTAACAACGGCAAGATATAATTGGATTGCAAGAAGATTATACAAAGGTTTAGGTTTTCGTGAGGAAGGTTTGTTATCACAATCGCTACTTAGACATAACGTTTATCACGATCAAATCTGTATGTTTATGCTAAAAACAGACTGGCAATCGAAGTGAAAATTCCTAAAGTATTTGTTGGAACAATGTATTGTGGCGAAGGTGATTTTGATTATTGTTGTGAAGCAATAAAATTACAAAAAAATGTTAATGTCACACATCACGTTATCAAAAATAAACCAGAAAAAGAGGCTCATAACAACTTATGGTCTGCCTGGCGCGAAGCAAAAAAACAAAATAATTATGACATGTTTGTTAAAGTTGATGCAGATACTGTTATCAATGAAGATGCATTATATGAATTTTGGTTAATAATGAAAGCAAATCCGCGTGTCACTGGTATGCAAGCTCCACTTGTTGATTTTTTTACTCTTAAATTCATAAACGGTTTAAATTGTTTTGGTCCAAGCGTTGAATTCCTTGATACGACAAATGAATTATATTGTGATCGTAACGTTGATGTAGGGCATGATCTTGTCATAAAAGCAGATTTGATGCCAGAAAAATTACGACCTGCAGGTTATCATTGTTTTTTTAGTTTAGAAAAACAGGCATTTCATTTTGGTGTTCACAGAGGATTAAAAAAACAATTTCAAATATACGATGATGTTGAAAGTGCAAACAAGATTCAACCAAATAAAAAAAGAGCTTTAGCGTTAATTGGATTTGCTTCTGCTAAAAATTTTGAATTAGGTGGATTTAATTACAATGACGAATTGTTTAATCAAGAATTTAATATTGCATTACACAAATTAGGTAATAATGATCATTGATCTTGTTGACAGTATTGAATATACAATAAACAATTGTTTTACGCATCAACTGTTTCAAACTCTTCATAAAGAGAATTCAAATATAACAACCGTAGCGTTACAGGATATTCATAAATACCCTAATCCAAAATACGTTATTTCACGCTTGAAACAACGATCATTATTTAATAATATCAACAAAGTACGTAATTGGTGTAATAATACGCCTATAGTTATTTTTGATCAAGATCCTTGGCAGGCATTCATGAATGATTCACCTTACAAAGGAGCATATGAATTGTTTTGTAATGAACTTAACGTTAAATCAATTTGCGTAACAACAAAATGGTGGGCTGATTATATTTCTTCAAAAAATATTCCTGGTAAGTTTGTTAAAATGTGGATGCTCCCAGAATATTGTGAATCAAATCCTTGGTTTGACGATCGTCAAATTTCATATGCGTTTATTGGAACGCTTCATCCTCATCGTAAATTACTATTTGATAATCTAAAATCACTCAATATTAATGTTGCAGTTGAAAAAGGCGGGTTAACGTACCGTGATTATTTAAATAAGTTATCATCATTACAAGTTTTTATTCATAGTGAAGATTCAGAACTTAAAGTTGAAAATGAGATTTTAAATCTTGATTGTGGACTTTGGATTAAAGATATTGAAGCAGCGTCTAGAGGATGTTTTTCTATACGTAATAGAGGTGTTCAATCAGAAACGTATATAAAAGGAATTGAATCTATTGTATTGTATAATGACGTTAGACAAATACCAGAGATTCTAAATTCAATTCAAAAAATGGATCCTTATATGAGACAGCATCTATTAGATTCAAGTGTACGATTAATTCGTGATGCCAACAAATGGCAAGAAACTGCCAATACATTAATAAATGAAGTGATATTATAAGTTTATGAACAAAATTAGTGTAGCAATAATTGGTGCAGGCTTCGTGGGAGGCTCCCTCGCCACTGTGCTTAGTGAACGTAATATTGATGTTTATTCTTATGATAAAACTGGAAAAGTCGCCCCTGGGGCTGTTCAACCCATGTTGTTTGTTTCTGAAAGATCATTAAAAACAGATACCAATAGAATTGTTTCCTCAGTTGAGGATTTATGTGAATTTTGTGAATATAGAGATTTGAAGAATTTCTCAGGAATTTATTTTGTATGTCTTCCTACGCCGATGAACGAAGATGGTTCTGCAGACCTTAGTATCGTTGATGACGTTTTAGAAAGATTAGCATCATCAACGAATAAAGCAAGAATTGCTGTTATTAAATCAACTGTTCCCCCTGGAACTACTGAAGCTTGGAATGAGAAATTTAAGGATACGGGATTGACAGTGGTTTTCTGCCCAGAATTTCTGACAGAATCGAATGCATTAAATGATATGCGTAATCAAGATCGTATTATTTTGGGTGGTCCTCGTCCACAAATCAATAAAGTAAAAGAATTATTTAGACATGCATTTCAAACAATTCCAATTATCAAGACATCAAGCACTAACGCTGAATTAACAAAATATGTTACAAATTGTTTTCTTGCTATGAAAGTTTCATTTGCAAATGAATTATATCAATTGTGTACAGCGTTAGCGCAAAACAAATTAGATGTTGATTATGATCGCGTTGTTGAATGTGCAACACTGGATAAACGATTGGGAACGAGTCATTGGACAGTTCCATCGTTTGAAACTGATGAAAATGGAAAATCGTTATTTGGATTTTCATTGTCCTGTTTCCCGAAGGATCTTAATGCTCTTATTTTTAAGGCTAATGAAATGGGTGTAAATCCAACGATGCTTAAAGCAACTTGGGAAAAAAATCTTGAAGTTAGACCTGAAAAAGATTGGGAAAAAATGTTGGGCCGCGCGGTGTCTAAGAAAAAATGATCACATATCTTAAGGGTGACGCAACACAACCTGTCGGTGAAGGTTGTAAAACTATTATTCACATATGTAATGACATAGGTATGTGGGGCGCAGGATTTACAAAATCATTGTCAAAACAATTTCCTCAAGCTGAAGAACTTTACAAACAAAGATACTCAGAAAATGATATTAAACGAAAGTGTTTGGGTGCAATTCAGTTTGTTAATATTAGTGATGAAATAAAAATCATCAATATGATTGCACAAAAAGGCGTTCGAACATCTTGGAATCCCATTCCTATTGATTACGTTGCATTAAAAGAATGTCTTATTAAAGTATCAATGATTCAAGCTTATCCTGAATATTATCCAATTGGTGATTCTGATATTGAATATTCAGTTCATATGCCAAGAATTGGTTGTGGCTTAGCAGGAGGATCGTGGGATATTATTGAACCAATGATTCAAAAATCATTTGTGTTAAATGATATTCCTGTATTTGTATATGACTTATGAAATAATTTCCCAATCAATTTTTGAAACTGAAATATCGCCAAGTCCAATTGCTTCTTTTTCACTGTCAAAAACCGCAGCGTATTTTAGTTTATACAAACCATCAGGACAAGAAATGAATTTATTTTTATTTTGGGTTAATTGAGCGTGTAATATGATTATGTATGTTTTTCCTTCATCAAATTCTTCGGGTCTATCATAAAAATTTGTTTGTGCTGCAGTGAAAGCAGCCTGTCGATCTAATGACCAAGAAGATTGATTTTTGAAAGGCTTGAATGTAAACAACGTTTGAAACTCTCCTTTTTTAGACAAGAGGTTTGAATTAGTTAAATTCATTATCCAATTTCCATCAACCCACATTCCACGATAAACAGTTGAAACGTTAGGTTCCTTAATGACGTCAGAATATTCGCCAGAAATTAAAGTATTTTGCAGTTCATCAACAACAAACGAAGGCATCCCATTACCCTGTTTGAAATGTTGTCTTAGATAATAATCTACATCATGTTCAATATCAGTATCTTCTTCGGGCGGCGTCGCGAATTTACTTAATCTTGATTTTGGAAATGCGTAATTTCCAAATGGTTTTTTTGATTTAATCATTTTAGTACAAATTTAATTTGATTTTAAAGACTTTTATGGGCCCTAATCCAACACATTCATTTTCTGAGTAAAATTTTTCATAATCCTTTAGTCGATAAATTCCGTCTCTTCCTGCTAAGAACTTATTGGGATTATCATAAGTTTTAGCATAAAGAACAGCAAGATAACAATGTTCATTATCTGCTCTTTCTCTTGCAAAATATTCAGCCGTACCAATAGATCCTGTCCAAGATGAAGAACCTTCTTTAGGTTTATAGATAAAGTTAATTTCTGTTTCTGCATATTTACGAATTTCTTTTCCAATTACTTTTTCTGCCCATTCTTTTGTTACGGCCATTCCACGATAAACTTCGTCGTACATTGGAGTTATTAAAATATCCTGATTTTTTTGCTTTTTAAAATTGATTGGATATCTTTTGTATTTTTTTCACCAAATCCTTCGTTATCATTAAAGTGAATATCAAGCGCATATTCAAGGCGATTTTCTAACTCTGTATTTTCTTCATCGGGAACTTGAAATTTTGGTGATCTTATTTTAGGAAATGCATATTTCCCAAGAGGCATTTTTTTATCAGAGATTTCTTTCTTTTTGGGTGGCATCTTGATATTAATTATCTGTTCATACGTAGATTGTATATTAGATTATAATAATGGAATTTGTTGATTTACCGACTGGAAAACCTCATATTAGTTTTTCTGAAATTAAAGGATGGACTGAATGTAGTTATAGACATTATCTTTCTGCGATTAAAAAAATTGACGTCGACAAACCAGGAATTCACATGGATTTTGGGACCGCGATTCATAGTGCTTGTGAAAATTTCTTAAAAACAAAAGAAATGAATACTGACATCTTTATCAATTCACTTAATGAATTATGGGAACTTCATAAAGATTTAAACGTAGAACAGTATACAGATGATGCAAAAACAACTTTCATAAAAGAAGGTTTATCAATTCTCGGTGATGTTCCTGAATGGTTTGATAAACAGTTCCCGGGATGGGAGTTTGTTGATGCAGAACATTATCTTTACGAAGAAATCATTGGTCATCCACATGCCTTTAAGGGCTTTATTGATTGCGTAATTAAAGCACCAGGACCGCGAAATAAACAACTTTTCTGGTTAATAGATTTTAAGACTTGCGGGTTTGGATGGACGAGAGAGAAAAAACAAGACAAGATGACTCAATTGCAACTTGTTTATTACAAAAACTATTGGGCGTTAAAAACAAAAACAGATCCCAGTTTGGTAAGATGTGGATTCGCTCTTTTAAAACGAACAGCAAAACCCGGAGCTCATTGCGAACTTATCGTGACATCAGTAGGTGATTTAACAACAAAACGTTCGTTAAAGATTATTGATAATATGATCGTCAGCGTTAAGCGCGGGATGAAACTAAAAAATCGAAATTCATGCAAATGGTGTCAGTATAAAGACACCGAGCATTGTCCTTAAAAATCATCGGCAGAAATAATTCTCCAACTTAATTTAAAAACGTTTATAGTAAAAAGTCCTACAACTTCTTCTTGCGATAAGAACACATTAGGATTTTTTAGTTTGTATAAACCATTTTTCCCTGATAAAAATGAATTTTTATTATCTGAAATTTTTGCATGTAAAATTACGTATGAATCAAAAACAATACCCCAATGTTCTGCAAATTTATATGATTCTGTCCATGAACTAGACGCTCGGCCTTGAAGTGGATGAAATTTGAAATTTTTATCAAACATACCTTTATTTGAAATAGATTTAATGCCCAAAGTATGTTGAATCCATTGTTTCGGAACATACATCGTTCTATACACAACATCAACTTTAGGTTCAGAAATTATATCTGAATATAAGTTTTTTGACAATAAATTTTGTAATTGACTTGCTTCTTCAGAAGAAAAATAACGTATTCCATCAAAATGTAATTGAATCGCATCTATTAGTTTATTTTCAAGTTCTGTATTTATCTCATCGGGAACTTCACCTTTAATTACTCGTTCATGAGGCCAAGCATATTTCCCTAATGGATCAGACTGAGTTTCTTCTTTAAAAATTCGTTTTTTCATTATCTTACGATCCATTCAATTTCTGAAACCTTAATTGTTCCCAGGCCCACTGCTTCTTGTTGATTCTTATAGAATGCTGGGTCACGTAGTTTATAGAGCCCATTTTCACCAATAGTGAATTTTTGTTTATTGTCAGATACGTTTGCTATTAAAGTTATAGCAACATCATGGTACATATCCAATGCCCAGTTTTGCGCAAAACTTTCGCTTGTTGACCAAGAAGATCCACCAAAATTTTCAAGGGGTTTGTATAAAAACTTTACTTTAATTTTACCTTTATCAGGTACTTTAAAAGTCTTTAACAATAATTGCAACCATCCCAATGAAACGCCCATTCCTCTATAAACTTTTTCACAATCGGGTTCTTTGAATATATCAGAATACAAACCGTTTTTCAAAAATGATTGAACTAATTTTACGCTTTTTTTTGATAATTTTTCATCGCCGTTAAAATGATCGGCGATGTTCCCAATTAACTGTTTCTCAATTTTTGTATCAATTTCTTCCGGAACTTTAAAATCAGGTAATCTTTCATTAGGAAAAGCATATTTGCCCAAAGGATCAGATTGAGTTTCCTCTCTTAAACGCTTTCTCATTTTACTATTTCCCATTTAATTCCTGAAACTTTAATTGTTCCTAACCCTACCGCTTCATGTTGTTCAGTAAAGTCACTTGGTATGTTAAGTTTATACAATCCGTTTTTTCCAATGACAAATTTCCATTTATTATCAGATACGTTTGCCATTAATGTAACTTTAACATCGCTATCTGCCGCCGCCGCATATGGACGCCAACTATTCACAAACTTCGTGCTTGTTGACCAAGATGATCCACCAAAATTTTTTAATGGTGTATACAAAAAATTCATGTTAATGTTACCTTTGTTGGGTAATTCTATGTTTGATTTATTTAATATTTTTTGCAACCAACTTGTGGGAACCAACATTCTCCTATAAACTTTTTCACAATCTGGTTCTTTAAAAATGTCGGAATATTTTCCTGTTTTCAAAAATGATTGAATTAATTTTGCATTTTCTTTTGATAGTTTTGAACTACCTAAAAAATGCATATTAATATTTGTTAAAAGATCAGATTCTATTTTTGTATCAAATTCATAAGGTACGTCGTTTTTTAAACGATCTTGTGGAAATGCATATTTTCCAAGTTTTGATTTTTCCAATTCAGGTTTAATTTTTGATTTTTTGAATTTTGATAATAATTTAATGTAATCAATTTCACATTTTTTCATTATCTTAATGAATATTTCAGAAACTGGTATGGAAGTACGTTTTTGATATGCTTTAAAGGCATAATCATATGAACTCTCCGCTAATTTTATTAAAGATGATTTTGTTAATGGTATCAAATTTCTAATTTGATCAAAAAACTTCGCAAACATAAATCTGTAATTAATGTCAATGTCTGAAGTAAAAGTTGAATATTCATATTCCGTAAACAAAAAATAAACATTTTCACCATATTTATCCCAAAGTGAATTAAGTTCGTTGCGCGCGGGTGTAAAATCTGATTTATACGTTGCCATTTGTTTTAAATATCAGTCTAATGTAACATGATTACTTCACATCAACAATTTAAGTGTCCGTTATGTAACGATGTTCTTGGACCGTGGTCTAGAGGCATCACGTTTCACTCAAAAAATAAACATGGAATACAACTTTGGCAACTGTGGTTGTTAAAGAATGAATTATCTGTACCTCCTAAGTGTAAATGTTGTGAATCGTGTGAAGAAAAAGTTTCATGGAATAATTGGGAATCTGGATTCTCAGAATACGCGAAAGGGCATTACGATAAACAGTTACGTTCTGAATTAACGAAGATTTCACAAAAGAAATCTCATTGGTCGCGTGGAAAATCAAAAGAAATGGACGAAAGATTAAAGGGTCTAAGTATTAAAGTTTCAGAAACGTTAAAAGAAAAATTCAAGTCTGGTGAAATAAAACATTGGGCAAAAGATCAAACAAAGTTTACATCAAAATCACTAGAGAACATATCACAAGCGTCGTTGGGAAACAAATACAATTCATATTCTTCTGACGAACTCATTAAAATAATCAACGAAAAAATCAAGAATAACTTCGAGTTAATCACACAAATTTCTGATATTGAATCAAGAATCAACAACAGGAAAAGCAACGTTGAAATAAAATGTTTACGTTGCGGTGATATTTTGTCTTTAAGTTTTTACAATTTGATACGTAAAAAGTTACAGCGTTGTAATCATTGTGATATGAGCACATCAAATTTCGAAAAGGAAATTGGTGACTACGTTGAATCGTTGGGAATCAAAATAAAACGAAGATCATATGTTAACGGTGTTGAAATCGATATTCTTATAAAAGAGAATAATTTGGGAATCGAATGTAACGGATTGTACTGGCATTCAGACGTTTTAAACAAAGATAAGTTCAAACACCAGACAAAATCAGATAAGTGTCTTGAAAAAGGTATCAGATTAATTCACATTTTCGAAGATGAATGGCGAGATAAACAGGCTGCGTGCAAAAATCTAATTAACAATGGGTTGAAAAATCATTTTTCGAGATTAAAATCAAGTGACTGTGAGTTTAAAGCTATTTCAAGCGATGATGCAAAAACGTTTTTCGAATTGACACATCTTGATAATGAACAAAAGTCTGAAAATTTCTATGGATTGTTTCAAAATGAACAATTAAGAATGTGTATAGCGATAAACATTAAACAAGATAACGTTTTAGAAATAGTCAAAATATCATCTGATTCAGGCGTTTTCATTGAAAATAATTTTGGCAAATTAATAAAAGAACTTCAAGCAGTTTATTCTGATTATGACATTGTTTCGAGTGTTGATCTGAGATATGAAGATGGTTCAAATTTTGAAAAATTTGGATTTGAAAAGATTTATGAAACAGAAATTAAATCTTGGAAAACTGATACTATCAAAAGAATTTCGCTAAAAAATTGTTCACAGTTTATCACAGAATCATATAAACGCTTATTCACAATTCATGGGTGTAAAAACATCGTATATTTTTATCCGAAGATGATATAATCAATTTATGTTTTATATTAATCTGATAAAAAATGACGCTAAATGTCAAATTTGTCAAAAACGTTTAAGTTCAACAAATAAAAAAACGTGCTCACCTGAATGTTTAATTTTATGGGGGAAGTTAAAATCTAAACGTAATTACGCTAAATTAAAATTAAATCAAAAACAAGGTATTTGTAAGGTTTGTAATAAACATTTTCAATATCATTATCGTCCTAATAGAGACATAAGAGTGTTTTGTGGAAGATCTTGTGCATCAAAATTTTATATCAAAGATGGAACTTTTGACAAGTGGAAAAATCATAAAAATGAAAAAGAAGGGATTATCAAGTCTTGTTTAAATAAACATTGTTACAACATGGTATATGTTCAACCGAGATTTAATGATATTGATGTAACAAGATCGTGTTCAAGATTATGTTATATTGAATATATGAAAAACTTGCTTGGTGGCGAAAACAATCCGATGTTTGGTAAAACATTAACTGTTGAACAAAAATTAAAACAATTACAAACATTAAAGAAAAATTATGGAAACATATCAAATGCTTTTATGCTTGCAAAAAGAAGAACAAAAACGCGACCCCAAATTGAAATATTTGAATATGTAAAATCAACTTTTCCTGAATTAAATTTTCAGATAGAGAAATTAATTTCTAAAAAAGGTGAAAAAGAAATTTTTGCTGATATTGTGTCTTTTGATAAAAAGATTGTAATTGAATTTAATGGAGATTATTGGCATTGTAATCCTGAAAAATATAAAGCAAATGATTGGAATCCAAGTAAAAAAATGTTAGCAGAAAATATTTGGAAATTTGACAATGAAAGAATTGAAAGAATTAAATCAAATGGGTTTGATGTATTTGTTATGTGGGGAAGTGATTTGAAGTTCGTAGATTGGAAAGATAAAGTAAACATGTGGATTAAAAATTATGCGTAAAAAAAAGATATTATTGCTATCTGATCATCCGTGAACAACTACAGCTCAGCGGATGTAAAATTGGGTGAATTGCTGGGAAGCATTAAAATTGACACTACAACGTAATTGGAAACGATAAGCGTGATAGTTAAAAAGTCAAAATTAAATTGTAATCAGCAGCCGAGCTCCTGTCTGGAAACAGTGGAGAAGGTTCAGAGACTACGGTCAGTCTAAATGTAAAAACATATGACGATGATCCGACAGCGCCCAACCTGATTAATCGTCAGTGATGATATAGTCCAAATTTATGTGAGTACGTCAGGAGTAGGCACCCAGTCACGGTGGTTAATTTCCGGTCTTATTGCTTCTGGGAAATATTCATTTAAGTGCTTCGGCGGCGCGGTGCGACACGAAAATTATGATACCGTTGTCGTTAATGAAGATTTTGTAATCAAACCTACGAATGGATTTGGTGATAAAAATATGTTAAGACAGGCTTTGGCACAGGAAAAGCCTGATGTGTTAATGTTGTTCACTGATCCAAGATTCTTCTATTGGGTCTGGGAAATGGAAGACGAAATCCATTCGATGTGTCCTATCATTTATAACCATTTGTGGGATAATGATCCTTGGCCTGAATTTAATCGCGTCTTATACGAATCAACTGATCAAATCAATTGTATTAATTGGCCAACGTATGAAATGGTCAGTAAAAGATTCCCAGAAAAAACGAATTATATTCCCCATGCCGTTCCTTCAGAATTATTTTATCCAGTTCCTAAATCAGATTCTGATAAATTTAAGTCAAATGCACTAGGTTCTTCGCGCGCAGATCATTTTATCGTAACGTTTGTCAGCAGAAATGCACGACGAAAAATGCCATCAGACATAATAGTATCTTTTAAGGCGTTTCTTGATCAGCTTGAAAAAACTCATGGGCATCGTAAATCAACTTTAATTATGCATGCTGATCCTTTAGATCCTGAAGGTGCGAATTTACATCATGTAATTGATATGCTTCATCTTAAGGAGAACGTGGTATTTTCAAAAGAGCGTGTTGGTTTCCCTGAAATGAACTTACTTTACAACATATCTGATGTTGTCGTTAATATAAGCGTTAATGAAGGATTTGGTCTCGGAGTTCTTGAAGCAAAAATGACAGGGAAACCTGTTATTGCAAATTGCACAGGTGGGTTAACAAGACAAGTTCTTGATCACGAAACTGGATTCGAGTATGGTGTAGCGATTAAATCATCTGCGCGGTGTCTTGTTGGAAATCAAAATGTGCCTTATATTTTTGAAGATGTTGTTTCCCATGAAAGTGTAACTAAAGCTATGATGACTGTATATGAATGGGGCCCAGAAAAACGAGAAGAAGTTGGAAAACTTGCACGAGAACATGCTTTGAAAAATTATTCAATGGATCATTTAATCAGTGAATGGGACAAAACATTAACACAGTTAACTGAAAATTGGAAAACAAACAAACGATGGGAAAAGATTGAATTATGAAAAATGTCGTTCTAAGTGGTCCCGTACTAACGCAGTCCGGATATGGTACCCATTGTAGGCAGTTGGCAAAATGGCTTTTAAGTAAATCAGACTTAAACGTAAAGTTTATTATTACACCTTGGGGTGATACTCCATTTATTATAGATCCTAAAGCGTGCGATGGTCTTATTGGAGAAATTATGACCAGAACAACAACAGTTGAGGCAGTCTCAGGATTTGATGTTTCTTTTCAATTGAAGTTACCAAATGAATGGGACCCAAAATTATCTCGAGTCAACGTCGGGCTATCAGCAATTGTAGAAACTGACCGTTGTAATCCAGAGTGGGTAAATTCATGTAATTCAATGGATCTTGTTATTGTCCCATCACAACATGCAAAAAAATGTCTTGAAAATTCTGGAAAATTGACCAAGGATGTTCTTGTTGTCCCAGAGTCGTATACTGAACAAATTGATGTTATTGAAAGCAATACAGTGCTTGATGATTTTTCAACACCATTTAATTTTCTGTTATTTGGACAATTAACTGGAAACAATGTTCATAATGATCGAAAAAACGTATTCCTAACTATCAAATGGTTATGTGAAGTATTTAAAGACCGTAAAGATGTAGGCATCGTTATTAAAACAAACGCAGGTAGAAATTCAAAGATCGATAGAAATCAAATAAAGGTGATGATGAAACAACTACTTTCAGAAGTTCGCGTAGGTCAATATCCAAAAATGACGCTTTTGCATGGCGACATGTCTGACGAGGAAGTATCATCACTATACAAGCATAAACAAATTAAAGCTCTCGTTACGTTAACAAGGGGTGAAGGGTTTGGATTACCTGTACTTGAGGCGGCGGCATCAGGATTACCAGTAATTGCTACCAATTGGTCAGGTCATCTTGATTTCTTAAACAAAGGAAAATTTGTCGCAATTCAATATCAATTAGGTGATATACATTCAACTAGAGTTGATAATCACATATTTGTAAAAGGTGCGCGGTGGGCAAATCCATCTGAAGATGACTTTAAACGTAAAATAATGAAATTTTATGACAGTAGCGCAACACCAAAAGAATGGGCAAAAGATTTACAGAAAACAGTAAAAACACAGTTTTCATTTAAAAACATTTGTTCTTATTATGACGAAGCTTTAAAGGATATAATATGATTGCATTTTTATTATTCATAATCGTCTTGCTGATAATGTTAATATTTTTTCTTGTTATTAAATTATTACGATTAAATGATATGCATGATGTTATCATAGAGCAAGTTGAACAATCATTGGATATAATAGACGATTGTTATAGAAGAATTTCAACCGTGGCAGAAATGCCAGTAACATTTGATGATCCAGTCGTTCATCAACTTTTATCTGATATTAAACTAACAAAACATTCATTGTTATTAATTGCAAATAAAATTTCAATTGACGATAGTGAAGAAAACAAAGAAAAAGAGTCAGAATGACAGATCAAAAAAAGAAATCTATTAAAAGAGAACAACCTAAAACAGGCGTAAAAACTACGAGGTTGTATTTTAATAGTGATACGCAGGCAGCTATTGTTGAATATCAAAAAGCGACAGAAAAAAAAATAAAAGACGGGTTATATGTTACGAGAATTTTACCTGCCTTTGAAAAACTTGTTGAAAACCTGATAAATATTTACAAGTTTACAAGTTTACATGATTCATATGACGATTTAAAAAATGATGGTGTAAATGCGTTGTTTGAAACGATTGGAAAATTTGATGAAAGTCGTGGAACGAATGCATTTTCATATTTTAACGTTGTTGCAAAAAACTGGTTAAGTATTAAATCTAAACAAAGATCTCAGCGTATTAAACGAAATGTTAGTTTAGATGATCCTGATTCATTGTCAATGCATGAACAAAAATTTATTGAAAATCATAATGTCGTTCCTTCCCAGGATGACATGATGTCACATGAAAATAGAGCAGAAGATATGATGAATATTTTGGCAGAAATTAAAGCAAGGGTAAAAACAGACAATGAAATTGCATGTATTGATTCAATAATCACTATATTTCAAAATATAGATGAAATTGATTTACTTAATAAAGGTGCAACTTTATTTTATATGCGTGAGCTTTCGAGGTTGAGTCCCAAACAACTTACCACTACAATGCAAACGATAAAAAAGCATTACAAAAAGATAAAATTGCAAGGGTAATATGACATTTTTTGTTTACAAACACACCAACAAAATTAACGGAAAAGCGTACATTGGTTGGACTTCGCTCACATTAGAAAAACGATTTAAGACCCACTTGAGCCAGGCTAAGTCTGGATCATGTTATGCATTTCATCGTGCACTAAGAAAATATAACATTGATAATTGGTTGAGTGAAACACTCGGTGAATACTTTTCAAAAGCTGAAGCTAAAAAAGCTGAAATTGATTTAATCAAAGAACATGGAACTTTTGTAACCGAAAATGGTTATAATATGACAAAAGGTGGCGATGGTTCAGTTGATCATATCAAAACTTTTGAAACATTAAAAAACAATCGAGGCGATAAACATTGTCATGCTAAATTAACGCAAGAACAGGTTTTTAATGTTAAAGAACGTTTTCTTTCTGGTTTAACACAAACAGAATTGAGTGAACAATTTAATGTTACGCAAAGTACAATAAGCAGGATTTTAACAGGACGAACTTATATTGATTGCAAATTGAGTGACGATGCAGAGAGTGAAATTAAAAAATTACTTTTTGAACGTTCTATACATAAACACAAATTCGTTAAACTTTCAACAAGATTAAAAGTATCATTGAATCGCAGAGGTTCTAACAACGGTATGTTTAATAAACGAGGTGTGTGTAGTCCAAACTTTGGCAGCAAAAGATCTGAACAATCTAAGCAATTAATGAGAGAAAAAGCCTTATTAAGAGAATTGAATAAACGTATTAAAAAAGAACAACAAATATGACTTTAATTGAACAATCACCTGAACTAGATACGCGTTTAAAAGACTTTAGTAAATTACTTGATAGCATTGAATCGCTTGATGACAAGAAAAAACAATTATGGCGCGAAATTTATCAGAATGCCATTCTTGATAGACAAAATTCATATGAAATGTTTTCTATTTTGAAACGTATTTCTGCAGAAAAATCAGTTGAGCACGCTGTACACGGAAAAACAATGGCGACGTATATTGAAAAAATGAGTCGAGCAAATGATCAATTAATCAAGCTTGCGGAACTTGTTGCTAAGGCACAAACAGATGATGATGAAATTAATCCTGACGAAATGTTTGAAAAAATTAGAGGAAAGTCTTAATATTACTGTTTTTTTCCGTGAATCCAATATTGACGAGATCCATCGTCAAAAATAAGAGCGGGTCCATTTTCTCTGTGTTTTTTATTTTTATCGTCCAACCACATAATCATACCTGGTATGATTATAGCTTTTTCATTGATAATATCAGATATTATCTCTATAATACGTTTGTCCGTTTCAATTGTTAATAATCTATTTAAAATAGATTTTGTTTTTTCGCTAGATGCCAAAGCATAAATTTTTTCTTTATAAAGTGTTAGTGTTGTCCAATTTTTAACAAATTCTTCATCATGTTTTTCAGATTGTAATTTGTTTAAATTTGTTTTTGGTTGAGACTTGGCATCAGATTTAATCGCGTTGAGCAATTTTATACTCACACCAGCTTTTTTGGGTGTCATTTTTTCATCAGTTTGATCAAAAACTTGAATTTGATTAATGATATTATTATCGTCTCTTATTACGGCTATAGCAATTTTGTCAAGATTGTTTCTCTGAAGTTCTTTTCTCAAAATGTAATAAAACAGCACATTTTCAGAAACATATTCTTCGTAATATTGCTCTTTTTCCATTGTAATGCACCATTTGGTGCCTTTTCCGTATTGTTGAGCAGCTTCTTTTGTGTCGATTCTTAAGACGACGCTTGCGTCGTCTTCATAAATTTTAACTGCACCTGACTTTGCCTGAATTTTTTCAGAACGCTTTGATGCACCAAGTGCATCAAGTGCTGTTTCAAGTTCATCAATTTCAATGTAAGAGTTTATGTCTTTATTCTGAAGACGTGAACCGTCTTTTGCAAAACGTGAAGCAACAGATCTGACGTGTTCCACGTCAGCACCTTTTGACACTTGCTTCACCATCCATGGAAGAAGTTTCTTTGTGGAAGTTGAATCTGAAAAAGCGAGATCCAAGACAGGAACATTGGGATTCTGTTTGGCAAGGTCTTCGACCTTGCCTTCAGAGATCAAAATCAGTTTGAGATATTCACGTAAAAGATTTAAAGATGAAGTCATTGAAAGTAATTATTGCAGCTTATATATAATTAACAAATGAGTGATCAAAATTTTAAACTTACTAAACACTTTGCAGAAGGAAATGCATTAGACGTACAAAGAACACGAGCTTCTTACGAACATGCGTCAAAAAACGATCTTCCTCTATTATATCGTTACGTAGTGTTAGAAACAATCTTTGATCCAGCGATTATTGACAATAATAAATTATCATATTTTCAACATTCATTAAGAGTTGCGAATATGCATTTTGCTAAAGTGCTGCCAAGAAATACGATTATAGGACGCAGAATATCATCTCCTGGCGTCGCCGCAGTTTCTACATCACTATTTTTATTTCCGTTGTTGCCTCCATCTATATCATTGCCGTGTAAACCTGGTGAACACGTGTGGGTGATGTTTGAAAATCAAGCGGGTACAAGCAATGATCTTGGTTATTGGATGTGCAGAATTGTTGAGCCTGGTTTTGTTGATGATGTAAATCATACTCATGCTCCAAGAAGTCTCGATCCTAGTTTCACGCCAGGAATAAAGGATCAGTTTGAGGGATCTACTGAACCCGTTTATGAACTCAGAAATGGTAGAGCCGACGAACGTGACGGTCAAAGATATACAATTGCAGAAACTGCACTAATACCTGGCGCTGAAAATACATATGAAAAATTAAGTTCTGATACAGATGGTGGAAAAACAGTAATAAAAGAAGCTGTTCCTCGTTATAGAAAACGACCAGGTGATACTGCTCTGGAAGGCTCAAATAATTCGCTTATCGTTTTGGGAACAGATAGAAATGGTGAAGTCGCACAATATGAAATTGATGCGTCTGGGATGAAAGTAGCATTAGGATTTCCAGAGAAAGATGATCAGGATCCCGGAACAGCAATGATAGATTTAGTCGTTGGGCGAGGCCAAACTGAAAAAACAAGTGGCAAAAAAGTTGACGTTAAATCAATTTCAGGTCATAAACTTAATCATAAAGAACTGGGTAAATCTGCAAAAGAACTTGTTAAAAACGAAGGAGACCCAGATCTTATCAATGACCGCAGTAGAATTTTAATTTCACAACGAACAAAAGTTGATAAAAATTTTGGAATTGATACGTTTAACGCAAAATTAAGCACTGGCCCAATTCAAGGTGTCAGTTCAGATCAAACTAAGAAAAACGTAAAAGATTCTGAAAAAGGTGATGGAGCAGTTGTAATCAAGTCAGATAAAATTCGTCTGATATCAAGAACTGATATTGAGTTATTAGTAACAAGTAATGTTGAACGTGATGTAAATGGAAATTTGGTTTCATCAACAAATGAAGATGATTTTGCAGTTCTTGTCATAAAGGCAAATGGTGATATTGTATTGCGACCAGCAAAAAAAGGGTATATCAAACTTGGTGGCGATGATGCTGATAAAGGATTAGTATGTAGTGATTTACCTGCAACAGGTGTTGATGGAATAGTTACGGGAGCTCCTTTAACAACAACGATGGGTGGACTGTTTGCAGGTTCTAAACTTGAAGGTTCTGATAAAAATGGTCCCGCATTAGCACCAGGTCAAGCTAAATTTGCGTCAAAAATCCTTGTAAAATGAATACTTAAATTATGTCTGAAAAATGGATCTCAGCCGGCGGCGTTGTTTTAGAAAAATTAGAAAAACCTTCAAACGATTATGGCCCTTGGTGTTTTCCAAAGGGTCGTGTAGATGGGAAAGATTCACTTCAAACAACAGCACAACGTGAAGTTCTCGAAGAATCAGGAGTTCCAGCTGAGTTTGTTGACGGTGGAAATTTAGGAACAGGTGTCGGAAGTTATAGTATTACTCACTATTATTTAATGGTTCAGTCTGGGCCTATGGGTGAACATGATTTTGAAACTGAAGAAGTTAGACTTGTTACTTTTGAACAAGCAAAGAAACTTTTTGCATCAATGGGAAATTCTCGTGATATAACAATTCTTGAACGTGCAAAAGAATTTTTGAAAAATTTTGATAAAAAACAAAATGAAGTGTATGATAATGTTTTAAATTCTTTGTTAGAAATGATTAAGTAACATGTCCAAAGGTCCAGGGTGTCAGGTTGATGCAGGAATAATTGATGAAGAAGGTAAGTTAACTATTAAAGCTAAACAGAAGTTTATTCAGGCTATAAAAGATGAACTCACGTTTGGTACTGTGAACCTTCCTACACCTCCTTTGTTTCCGTGTGGTGATCCAATACCCGCAATGCCATTTGCGAACTTATTAGATCTTGAAAATGAACAAAAGTTTCCTGATTTTCATAAGAACACATTGGGAATGTATGAAAAAATTGCTGTCGGACTTAATCTAAAATCTGATTTTAAGCTTTTGCCAATATGTTGTCCAATCTCACTTGGCGTCAAATTAGGTGCAGACATCAAGATCAAAAATTTTCCGGGTGGGTTTATTCCATTTGCAATTCCTAATCCTCCGCTATTAGCATTAAAGATGAAAGTAATGCCACCTCCCAAAATGGTCGCAAAATTTCCCGGAATCCCATCAGTACCACCGGCAATCCCAGGATTTGATGTTCCTCCAAACATCAAGATGACAGATTTTAGTACGCTATTTGACATGTCGTTATCTTTTGCAACTGGAATTCCAAAATTGTTTGGTGAAATTGTACTTAAAATACCAAGTATCGTTCTTAAACTTGGTTCACTTCCTGACGTATTTAAGGAACTATGTAACATAGCTTTTAAAGCAAATTTATTTGGTTCAATGTCGCCTAGTAGCGTCACACAAATTGCAACAGTTAAAGTTCTAACAACTAAAGTTGTTGAAATGATTTTTATCGCCGCCCTGGGATCTATGATAGGATCATCACCGGGAGGTATCGTAGGAGGTGTTGGTGGGTTTTTAGGATACACACCGCCAGAAGATAATAGTAAAGAAGGTGAAAGTTCACCAAGAAGTGATATTGTTGCATATGCCGAAGGTTTAGTTGGAAAATCATTTGGTGGAAATGATGACGATAAAGAGTTTTATGCACAACATTTGTTATATGTTGAATATCCCGAACCAGACACAGGGCCTCAAGCTGATTCTAGGGCATTGGGTAAAAGTAAAACATTTGATTTGTTGAGCGAAACTTCATCTAATGGTCTTCTCGCACGGGCGTGTTTATTCGCGGGGGGTGCTGGTTATGTTTATGATTCGAAAGTTGATACAAGTAAACAAGACCCAAACGTAGTCTTGTACCATGATTTCTTTAAAGATAAAGCATATATCGGGAATATTATTTCGAGTATTTTTGAAATAGCATTAGCAAAGAATGCAAAATTAGAAACAACAAACAATGATCTTCCTGCTTTAAAGGCAGGTGATATGATTATCACAACTGCAAGAGGTGAAGCGAACAGTGATCATATTTTAATTTTGGCAAAAGATTATACGCAAGGATCTTTATCGTTAGAAACAATTGAAGGTGGTCAAAAAGATAGTGATAATGGTGACAAACCAACGAAAATAGATAGAAAAGTATACATCAATTCTAAAACTGTTCCTAAGAATTCTGACGACGTATCTATGTACGTAGATGACGCAGGTGATATTGTATTAGCAGGTCGTCATGTTTTAGCAATAATTGATAGCGAAAAATTTTGTTCTGATCAAATAGGTACTGATATGAGAATTTCAAATGGATCTGTCTTAAATAACGCATCAACAGACGGACCGGGTTTTGGGTATCAAGAAAAGGCATAAATGGGAGCGTTTAACTTTAAAAGTTCAGGTAAAACTCAAGAACAACAGGTTATAGAATCTCTTGTAAAATCACCCTTGCCCATTGGAATAATGACACCTCTTCGTGAAGGTGGAGCTGACGGATTGTTCAAAATGCATTATTCTTTATTAGAGCAAGTTCATGATAATTTAAGGAATTTGTTATTGACAAACTGGGGTGAACGTTTAGGATTGTATAATTTCGGTGCTAATTTAAGACCATTAACTACTGAGTTTTCAACACTCGATGATTTTGACGCAAGCGCTATTGAACGAATACGTGATGCAGTTACAAAATGGATGCCGTATGTAAGTCTTCAAGATTTCATTTCAGAAATTGACCGCACTGAAAATAAAAACACAGGTATAATACGACTATCGATTACATACGTAATACCAACATTGCAATCTAGTTCACGCGCATTACAGTTGTCCTTATATGTTATTTAACTATGTAGAAGTAATACTTACTATACAATGAACGGAGCACTAAATTGGCACTTAAACGCGAAGACTTAAAAGAGGTACGTCAAAGAAGATATCTTGGAAAAGATTTTGATGGTTTGCGTGCAGAATTACTTGAATACGCTCGACTGTATTATCCTGACAAGATTAAAGATTTTTCTGAATCTTCGTTAGGAGGATTGCTTCTTGATTTTGCTGCTTATGCTGGTGATACGCTTTCATTTTATTTAGATCATCAATATTCTGAACTAAATGCTGACACAGCAGTTGAAATTCCAAATATTGAAAAAGCTCTTAAAACTGCAGGAGTGCCTATTTCGGGGGCAGCGCCTGCACTTGTACCTGCAACATTTTATGTACAAGTTCCAGCAGAAAATGTTTCAAATACGATAGAACCGTCAAATTCATGCATACCAGTGATTCAAGCTGGTTCTGTTTTAGAGTCGGACGATGGGATTGAATTTGTTTTACTTGAAGACATTGATTTTAACAAAAAGAAATCAGATGGTACTCGTTTTGCACAAGTAAAAGTGGGTGAAAAAACCAATGATAACGTTCCAGCTACATTTATCATGGCGCATCATGGTTTATGTATTTCAGGAAAAGAGTCTTCTGAGACCGTTGTGATTAGTTCTGATTTTGTTCCATTCAGAAGAGTGACAATTTCAAATTCAAATGTATCAGAAATTACTTCTGTAGTTGATGATTATGGAAACACATATTATGAAGTGGGTTCTCTTAGTCATGACGTCGTGTATAAGAACGTATTAAATACAGCAAAAGATAATTCATTGGTCAAAGACGCAATGAAAGTTATTCCAGCGCCGTATAGATTTATTTCTGAAACAGATCTAACATCTAGAAAAACAACGTTAACTTTCGGAGGAGGAAACGCTTCAACGCTAGAAGACGACATAATTCCAGATCCTTCAGATTTTGCAATTGCATTTCCATATTCTCGTACGTTTTCAAGAATTCCTGTTAATCCACAAAAATTACTTCAAACAAAAACATTAGGCGTCGCCGCAGTAGATACGTCATTACGAATCAATTACAGATATGGTGGAGGATTAAATCATAATGTTCCAAAGAATAATATTAGAACAATAAAAACACTAAAAATGTTTTTTCCTGGTAATCCACCGTCAGCTGTTGCTGCTAACATTAGGGGAAGCACAGAAGTCAATAATCTGATAGAAGCTGCTGGTGGTGAAGATGCTCCGACGATCGATGAGTTAAAAACCTTGATTCCGTCAATAAGAAACTCTCAAGAAAGAATTGTAACTAGACCTGATTTGTTGTCACGCGTTTATACATTGCCTTCAAATTTTGGAAGAGCTTTTCGAGCAGCGATACGATCAAATCCGAACAATCCCTTAGCAACACAATTATTTATCATTTCTCGTGATCCAGATTCAAAATTAATAGTTTCACCTGATACGCTTAAACAAAATATTCGGACATATCTAAATCCATATAGAATGATATCAGACGCTATTGACGTATTAGATGCAAGGGTGATAAATTTAACGTTTACGTTTGATGTTTTAATAGATCCCGCATTAAACAAAAGCGTCGTATTACAAAACGTTTTAGTCAAATTAAGAACGTTGTTTGACATTAAGAATTTTCACATAGATCAACCTATTGTGACGTCAGACGTGGTAAACACCATTTTTACTGTGCCGGGAGTTATATCCATTAACAAAGTCGTATTTAATAACGTCATAGGTACAGTGAACAATAGAGATTATGGTCAAGAGTCATTTGACGTTAGCTCAAACACAAGACAAGGTATCATTTTCCCACCGCCGGGATCAATATTTGAGATTAGATATCCTGAATTTGATTTAATTGGAAGGGCATCAAGCTAATGTATAAAGTTCTTAAATCTGATCGAGATGCATATATTACGAATAGAGTAATTAAATCTCATAGAGTCGTTGATTCTAATGTTGGTTATGCAGGAACGTTAGATCTTTTTAAGTTATACGGATCTACAATGTCAGGTAGTACAATAAACACAGAACTTTCACGTCTGTTAATTCACTATGACCTAGATCCGTTGCGAAGTCTTGTCACAGCTGGTAAAGTTGACATGAACAGTACTAGCTTTAATTGCACGTTAAAACTGTTCGATGTATATGGGGGACAACCGACGCCATCTAATTTTACAGTAACAGTTCACGCTCTTTCTAGATCATTTGAAGAAGGTCTTGGAAAAGACGTAGTGTATTACGCAGATACTGATGTGTGTAACTTTTTAAGTGGTTCGCGAGCACAAGGCGCGTGGCTTATGTCAGGATGCGCATTAAGTGGAGGATTACCTGGGTTGGTTGATTATGTTACCGCTTCAACGACAATTTTAGGTGGAGCAAGTTTAAGAAAAACTCAATTATTTACGACAGGCGAAGAAGATCTTGAAGTAAATGTTACATCACTTGTTTCAGCTACGATCGCAGGTCTCCTACCAGATGAAGGTTTTAGAATAGCGTTAAACGACGATCTTGAAATAAACCAAAGATCGTATTTTGTAAAAAGATTTGCTTCACGAACGGCATATAATGAAGATAAACGCCCCAAATTAATTGTGAAATACGATGACTCTATATTGGATGATTCTAGATCTCTTTATTTAGATTCAACATCAAATATATTTTTATTCAATTACGTTCATCATCAATTAACCAATCTCAAAAGCGGTTCTTTACTTACTCAAATAACGGGTTCCAATAGTTTACTTTTAAAGTTGATGACAGAAATTTCTGGTGGCACGTATACTTTGACATTTACCGGATCGCAACATAAGAACGGTATAAATTTTGTTACAGGTGCATATTCTGCATCAGTTTTGTTAGAATCAACAAATTCAACATTTGTTTCAAAATTAGTTCAATCAAGTTCAATATTGATGACACCTATTTGGGGTTCTCTCGACGGAACAGTCGCCTATCATACTGGTAGCAAACTACGTGTTTTCCCACCCGAACGTGGCTCTTTATCGCTAGGAAGTAAGAAGTATATAATTTCTTGCAACGGTTTACAGGAAAGTCATTTTAGTGATGATAGTGTTCATGTAGGCGTTCATATTTTTGATGCATCTTCACCAACAATTATTGCAAATAGAATTCCTGCTGAATTGCCTGGGATTGTTATACGCGACGTTCATTATCAAGTACGGAATAATACAACTGGATTAATTGAGATTCCGTTTGACACAACGTATAATTCTACGAGGTTGTCAAGTGATGCAAAGGGAATGCAGTTTAATCTTGACATGTCAAATTTAACTAAAAACAGATCATACGTAATTGATATTTTGGTGTTGATTGGTTCAAATCGCTTTGTGTACCGTGATGCTTCACCTGTATTTCGTATAAGCGATTTAAGATAGTTATTCATAAGTGCTCTTTTAACAACTTAAAAGATGCATCACATGATATGTAGATAAGAATGTCAATTAGAAAAATTTCACCGTATGCTCCTTCTTTTTTAAGAACGACAATTGAAAATGGGAAACCAATTCAATTATCGTTTAATGACATAAAAGACACAAACGTTATGAACACGTCATCTTTTATGTATGATGCAGCAAATGCCCCACTTAAGTCTACGCAACAATTGAACGTAGATTGGACAGCATTTGAAAATCATACATTCTTTATGTCTGCAGAAGCAAAGGTCAATCTTTCATTTGAACAGATTATTAATGGTTACCCATTTGATGGTACACAAGCAGAAGTTGAACATTTTTTTGAAAAATTAACAGGATTTGATCGCTGGGTATTTGATAGTTTCCCAAAATTTCATGGTCAATTGATGTTCACCGGAACAATGCCCGGTGAAACATCACCCTTGTTGGGAACGTATATCATCGTAAAAGATGCGGCGGGGGCTCTATATCCAGAACTTTCAAAAAATACAACTGGTGAATCTATTCTGAATCCAATTGATACATCACTAAGTTTGGAGATGTTATTACAACTTCCAGTTACTGCAACCGTGGGACCTCAGATAATTTGTCAAAAAATTAACAGTACATTAAATCATGGTTTTTCATTGTATTTAATGCCCACAACATCAACAACAAATGTGGAAGCTCGTTTTAGTGTTGTTTCTGGTGCACATTCAATGACAGTTCCATGTAATTTAGAACGTGGAAAATTTAATCATATTTGCGCAATTTACAATAAGGATGATGGTAATCAATATCTACAATTTTTTAAAGATGGTGAAATTCAGAATACCACAAATGCAAGTCAAGCGTTAGGATTACTTGATATCAATGCATCAGATTTCATTATAGGAAGTGGAACTGTTTTCAATGAAGGTTCAACAACTATAACACCATCACAAACTCTTACTGGCACGTTGGATGAATTCAGGGTTTTTCATGCTGTAAGAAGTTCAGCTCAACAAAAAAGTTATATGTCGAAAGCAATATATGCTCAGCCTGACTTAAAACTGTATTTTAGATTTAATGAACCACCTCCACCTTTAACAACTGATAATGATGATATCGCAAATACGATTGTCATAGATAGTTCAGGCAATTCTTTACATTCTTTAATAAGCAATTTTTCATCATACTCAAATTTAGATGTTGATGGAAATATGACAGGTAGTTCATTACGACAAAATGCTTCACTTGATACTTCAAGTAAAATGATTTATGAAAAAGAAGAAAGTGTCGTGGTATTATTTCCGGCTCATAGTGATGTAATTGATCTTAATGATAAGTTGTTATTTAGTGCATCAGAATTTGACAGAGCAAATCCAAATCTTATAACAAGATTAATTCCTCAACATTATCTTCTCGAAGGATCGTTATTTGACGGATATGTTGAACCTGAAGGCGATAACAATAATTCATATTCAGGGACTGGAATACCGGGACAAGGAAAACTTGGTGGTGTACAATTGATGTTATCATTATTGTACATATGGGCTCGTTTTTTTGATGAAATGAAATTGTATGTTGATACGTTTAGTACAGTGCGTAATGTAAGTTATGAAACAAATTCCAGTACACCAAATAATTTTCTTTTTGATCTTGTAAAAGAATTTGGGTTTATACTTCCTCCGATGTTTAATGATTCAACGTTAGAACAATACATAAATGCAGAAAACATAGGCCAAGAAATAAGCACGAATGAAAGACCTTTAAAATACGTTCAAAATGAATTATTGCGACGAATCTTAATTAACCTACCCGATGTTATCAGATCAAAAGGTACACAACACAGTATTAAATCATTTTTGCGTGCTGTTGGAATTGATCCTGATAACAGTGTAAGATTAAGAGAGTTCGGTGGGCCGACAACGAGACAATTGTCAAGTGCAAGAGAGAACAAACGTAACGTTGGAACAATGACTGAGTTTATAACATCTTCATTGGTCATTTCACCTTTTTTGTCAGCATCACGATATGAACCCGGATATCCTTACATTCGAGGCTCTTTTGTGAATCAGAATATTTTCCCACCAAATGGTATCAGTGATCAACCAAGCGACGGCTTGTTAACGTCTGGATCTTGGACAATTGAAACACTCGTTAAATACACACCATTAAATATTCGTGCAATGACAAGTTCAACACAAAGCTTATTACGTATGTGTGTTACGGGAAGCATGACAGGTTACTCTGGACTTGTTGCAAACCTATTAGCGGTATCGTCATCTGTTGATCCTAAGTTGATGGTTTATTTCAGACCTGGCACGAATGAAAATAGTCCTACTTTATTTATGTCGATGAGTTTAAGAACAAACGACATTTTCGACGGCGATAGATGGCACGTATCATTTGGTTGTGAACGTAATGACTCAATTAGTTCAAGAGTTTCATCATCATACTTCTTGCGTCTTGGTAATCAAAATAATGGTGATATATCATGTGTACGTTCAACATCGTCTTTCTTTTATGAATTGATAACGTCGGAATCAAATTGCCTCAGAGACGTTAGTTCAAGTTTCAATTGTTCTGGTAGTTTTCTTGTATTAGGCGAGAATATTTCGGTCCCCGAGGGTACTGGAACTGGTTATATATATCTTAATAATACTTCTAAGGCCAATTCTGAAGCACGTGTTACGGCTTTTACAGGCCGTCAGTCGCATCTAAGATTCTGGTCAAAAGCCTTGAGTGAATTAGAGTGGCGCGAGCATATTAGAAATCATTTGTCGACTGGTGTTGACGATCCTTTAGTAAATTACAATTTCGTAAAAACGCGTAGCGGATCGTTTGAACGTTTGCGTATGGACACACTTGGAAAGCAGAGTACACGCCGCGCGAACGCATCTGCAAGTTTAGGACCATTAGGAGCATTAACGTTTATTGATTTTAGTATAAATGGAATGCATCTTACTGGAACTGGATTTCCATATGACAAGGATAACGTAAAAGGTGAATTATACGATTACAGTTATCTTTCACCTTATTTTGATGAAGCTGCTTCAAATGAAAAAGTTAGAATAAGAAGTTTCCTAAATCAGGATCTTGTTGATAATACACCATGGGCATCTGTTGCGCCATCGTACGAACTTGTTAAAAGTGAACAACCAACCGATGATACACGTTTCATTGTGGAATTTTCATTAATAGATGCATTAAACAGAGATATAGTAACTCTGTTTTCAACGTTTGATGCACTCGATTCAGCGTTAGGTTCACCAGAATTATTAATGTCACCAGATTATGTTGATTTGGAAAAAATGAGAAACATTTATTTTAATCGTATTGGTGAGAAATTAAATTTTAAGTCTTTCTTTGAATTTTTCAGATGGTTTGATACTTCAATCGGAAGTTTCATACAACAGCTCATTCCAAGAAAAACTAATTTTAAAGGTACTAATTTTGTAATAGAATCACATATGTTAGAAAGACATAAAATTCAGTATTATACGGAAATGTATTCAGGTGATTCTCAGCGCAGTCGTATTAAAGACAATCTTTTATTACAACAAATCGTTGGAACGATTTCTAAATATTAAAGAATATTATGGCAACATTAGAGTTTTTCAACAATAAAGAAGAAAATGAATTTTTTGACGAAGGTCCAAAGGTTCAATCTGCTAAAATAATTGTCATAGGTTCTGAATTTCATAATTCAAGTAGCATTAATACTACATTGTTAGATCCTTATAGACAAGGTGTTGAATTAACACAACAAAAACACTTTGATCGAGGAACGTTTAAAATTCATGCCGGCGAGCAAGGGCACAAATTAAAACGTAATCATTTTGGGATGACTAATAGTTTTAATACAGTTCCACAATTTACAGAACGAGATTATTTTAATCCAGAAAATTATCTAAGATCTACACGAACAAATTCGCCCGTTCTTTCAAATGTTATTACGTTTCCGATGATTACAAGTAGCGATACTTCAATTGAAGGTTACATGTTTGATGGTGTTATTGAACCATTGAATATACGAATGAATGTATCAAATCTTTCTACTGCTGTTTCATTACATGATCATGAAGTTAAAGGACACGTAATTGACGGGAATACTGATTTTCATGGAAGAACAGATAAAATTGTAAGTGTCTATATTCGTAATTTAACACAACAACCCGGATTTGTTGATAGACATTCTTCAGCTGAGACATTTTTATCAGATCCTACGACATATGACAGAAACGTTCTTTCAAACATAGGTTATTCTTATTCAATAACATCAAGACTTTCATTGAAACCATACGTTGATAATCGATTTGTTCGAAATACCGAAGTTTCTTCATATACTGATTCAACAACGCAAGCAACTTTAAGTCATATGACAGGTTCAACCGATAATTATATTGCAATTGCAAATAATGAACGTTCAGCAACTTGTGGTTGGGATTATGATAACAACATAATCGGAACAGATTCATTAGCGTTTGGAGGAATGTCTTACTAATGCCAACATCAAAAACTTCACGACAAGCTCCACCAAGAAGGTTCGAAAATTATGTCTTATTAAAAACATCATCACCTGAATTTGGGTTAGTTGACGTCAACGATCGTTTTATGTCAACAATTATTGATGGTAACGTTAATAATCAGACGTCTGAAATTCAGAACATAGGTTTTGATTTTTTATTTGATGGCATAGTTTATAAAAGATTTATTGCAGATAGTAACGGGTGCATGGCGCTTGTTGATCCAACGGAAACATCAGTTGCGAATGTTATTTCTGCATTATTTAATGGAGGATATAGCCCTTATCAAAATTATGCAATTAATCTTTCAAATTCTACACAAAACGTATTAATATGTCCTTGGCACGACGATTTATTAACAGTATCTAGAGACATAAATAGCATTCCAATAGCGTTTGGAACCGAAAAATCTCGTCGTATTACAGAAGGTCTTGAAACGCCACCAATATTGTATAATCAAACACAATATGGTGTCAAGATGTTTAATGATACATCAAAATTATTAGGAAGACGTCTTGTTATTCGTTGGTCTTGTTTAACTAACACGGGAGCAATGAATACAAATTTAAGATTTGACGTAGTCATTTATGAAAATGGAAGAATTGAATTTCGATATGCGCCTAGATCAAATCTTACGTTGCGTGACGTAAAGGATAGCGGTTATTACGTTGAAGGTGCAACAATTGGCATTTTTATGTCTGGTACAAATCGCTTTAGAGATTTTAGCCCGGGTCTAGGTTGTAATGATTTCCAACGTTTAACATCTGAACTTGGTGGTGCAGTATACAATGATGTTTTTTTAGATTCTAGTTTTGATGTTGCTACGAGTGGATCTCTTAACATACCATATAATTGGTCTCTACGTCCGCAAGCACACTGGCCTGGTTTACACAAAGAAGGTACTTCATTTATATTTTTACCACCCGTTAATAAAAGAAAAATATTACCTCGAATTCAACAAAGAATATTTGATAATCAAAGTTCATTACCGGGTGCTTTTAATACTGGGAACAGACGTAATAAAAGTAAAAGATTGCAAACGTTGTTTGATGATAGAAAAACAATATTATACGCCGGATATGGAAGTAGTTCATACGGAAGTGGCACACTTGTAAATTATCCATCGACATTACAACGGTTTTATGCTGGAAATCATCCATCGGCGATTAATAGACAAACACTTTTTGCTGGTGATTTTAATGTTACTTCGAGTACGTCAAAAATTGCGTCTGATGAATTTTTGAATGATGATTATCAAACGACAATTGATCCTTGGTCAGAAGATAAAATTTTTGACAATGCACCCAACTCTTCGATTGAGCCATTTTTTAGTGCATCAAATTTTAACGCGTTAGGTCTAGGACTTTCTAATCATCTTAGAGCAAAGACGCAAATTAAAATGTCTTTACCGATCAATATTTCAACAAATATGTTTGCCGTATCATCAAGCATATATTATTACAATACAAAGATTGGTTGTTGGGTATTACCTGAAAATTCAACAAGTCCAATTGAAATTGGAGCATCAAGTGTATCAGCAAACAGCAAAGGTGATTTAAGTCACCCTAGTGTTGATACAACACGCGCAGCGCTCACCGAAGATAATAGAGGATTTACTGCAATTGGAAATTCAATTGTTTCTGGGACAATTGAACGTTTAAATTTAACCTCAACACATACTGATCCGAGTATTGGCTCGCTTTATTCTAAAGATGCAGTTAGAACTGCATTAAGCAAAGAGTATAGAAAATCATTATCAAATAATGAAAACTACAAAGCTTCTACAAACGAAGTATTTCGAATGCCGATTAATCATCCTTTCGTAATTGAAAAAGCAATCATTGAAATTCCATTTTCAATGGGTGATGGTTGGTTTCGTGATAAAACAACGTGTATTATACCACACGAAACCGGTTTAAATTTGCGGGCGTCTTATGATCTAGGTGGTCCAGGTATTACCATTGCATTATTTAATCAGCACAAAATAGGTAATTTTACAAGGCGTGATCTTATCATGTCAGGAACAATAACGCATTTTGATGATAATACGTCTGATATGGTGTTTTCAAGTCATCCGCCATATGATCATACATGTCAATTAAGACCTGTTGGATTTAAAGCATTCAATGGAAAACCAGCTGCAATTATAACACCCATAACTACGTCAGGAGGTACTTTTGAATATGTTGGATCAGTACCAGCAAAATTAACTGCAATGACATCAAACGGTGTTTCTGTTTTAATACAACGTTTAATGTTAAATGCAGATAAAGATTTAAATAGATCAGGCGTGCTTGATTTGTTTAACAGTGAAAAAATTCAACTTGTAAATGAAAGTGCAACAAATTTTTCTCAGACTATTTTTCAATTGCAGGTTAATAATTTCGGTAGAGGACAAACTGGATTTAATCCTTCGGGACGTTCTATATACGGCAAAGAAATATCTTCGGGACAAAGTATTGATTTAAACAATAACGTTCAGAATCAGTTTTTCTTGAATAGAAAGACGCTTAGTTTCAATAATTTAACTCCCGAAATGGATGCAATTAACAGAGCACAATTTGGTGAAACAATATTAAGTGGCAGTGATTTTATATCCTTGTCAATAGTAAGTTTAGATGATCATCAAATTTCACCTTATTTGATTTATCCTGAAGACGAACTCGTACTTGCTATTTCAAAAACGCGACCTGCGTTTTACGGAACAGAAACGCCTTCACCTCATACATCTGGATCAATTGTTCATGACGTCGTGCTATTAACTGGTTCAATTAACATGACAGTTTACGGTAGTATGTTACGCGAAGGAAAAGAATATCATAATACGTCAGGTGAAATTTTAAATACACCTGCTATTTTTGAAACTGTCATAGGAAATGATCCAATTTTAGATCAGTTTGAAGTTGAGTATGTCGAAACATATTCATCTGGTTCTTATGATGATTACATTGCAGGTTCGCTTCTAACTAGAACCTTAAGCAGTGATGGAAAAGTTGTGCTAACACCTTCAAGGGGTCGAGGTAGAATTTTTAGTAAAAACAGCGCAAGATTCGCACCTACGCCGGGAGCTGTAGACTATGATTATCAAGATTCACTTGCGGAAACGTATACAAAATATTCAACAAAAGTTGGAAATTTAAGATTGTCACAATTTGATGATCAAAAAGAACGTTATTATGACACGTTAATGCCAGCAATTGATAAATGTCTAGACGTAAATGGCGTAGGAATTTGTGTACAAACATTATCAAGTATTCCTATGGGAAATCCGGGATTTATTTATTTTAATTTACCAGCTACATCAAATTCAATAACAATAGGATTGATGTTATTGAATGATTTAAATTGGACATTTTCGTATCCATATGAAGCAAGATATTCGAATGCTTCTAGGCAGGTATTTTTTGAAAAATCGTTTATTGCAACCAGAATATATGATGTTATTAGCGGTACACCTTATTATCAAATAGGGCCTACGTATCTTAAAAATTTCACACCCATTATACCTATGCCTAGGTATCCAACTGCGGCGGGCGCCTCGGCAATAACTATGTGTGTGCCTAATCCATCACCAAATTCACCTATAACTACAAATTCTGCGTATTCTGGGATACCACGTGATTTAGATTTGTTAGCTACAAGCACTAAAAACTTACTTTCAAAAAGTGACATTGTTAAAATATTGTATGGATTTGGTGATTTAAATACAGTTTATTTTGAACAAAATTCCGGGTTAAGAGGCGGAACAAATCATTTTGCTGACTTTAGAAACTTTACACAACTTTCGTTAGGTTATAATGCATTACATTCACCCATAATCAGAGGTTGGAAATATGGTGTAATTAATGGATTGTCACAATTCACAAAAAGTTACTTCAGACAAAAACGTTACGGACAATTTCGCGATATGTTAGAACAACGACAATACACGAAATTTTATATTTCATCAGAAAAATTTCCATTTGAAGATAATTTAGATGAAAATGTCACCGAAGCAGCTGTGTCAGTAAAATTTGTTGACATGGATGGGAATATCACAAATCCAGCAAATACTTCATCGCAAAACTTAAGTCTTGAAGCAACATCGTCAGTTCCATATTTTGATGGCCAAATTAGAAATAGAACTGTATTAACACCGTTAACACAAAATTCAAGAATTATTTCATTGTCTGTTGATAAATTTGGACAAGTAACATTGTAAATATTATGTCTATCACAAAATCTGATTCAGAAAAATCGTTATTTGTATATGTAAAAGATACAAATAGTGATACTGTTAAACGACTGGCGATTCCATGTGACGTTCAAATTGGGCTCTCGGGTGTTCCATCTGAATTGCAACTTAATGGTAGATTTTCAATTTCTACGTTAGAATATGTCGTCGTCGGGAGTAACGGTACAATCAATGTATCAAGTGACACAACGGCAGTTAACGTTAATGTATCATCAGCACCAGCTTCAGGAAGAATAAACGTATATTTGCCACCACGACCACGTGACGGTCAGATACACATCATAAAAGATTCATCGGGAACGTCAGGAACTACTCCCATTGATATTTTTCCACCGACGGGAATTTTAATCGATGGTAGCACTTCAAAAACGTTGTCAACTGCATATAGTTCAGCAGTAATTTACTGGATGAATAATGCTTGGTACAATTTAATTGTATCGTCAGGTGGAGGCAGTTACACTCCACCTACTGGTACGGGAATTCCACATATCGTTGCAGGTGTGCAGAATGCAGCATCAAGTCTTATTGTCAATGCTGATGTTGACACATCAGCTGCAATTGCAGTATCAAAACTTGCACCTGGAACTAACGGACAAGTATTGTTAACTACGGCCGGGACGGCGGCTTGGGGAGCCGGGGCGACTGTACCTACTGGTACGGGAATTCCACATATCGTTGCAGGTGTGCAGAATGCAGCATCAAGTCTTATTGTCAACGCTGACGTCGACACCGCGGCAGCAGTAGCGGTATCAAAATTAGCGCCTGGCACTGACGGTTACATACTCGCCACTGTTGCAGGTGTAGCATCTTGGATAGCAGACGTCTCAGCATCAATGCCTACTGGTTGTTCAACGTTGGTTGCAGTACAGGATGTCGCGACGGCAGGTCTTACTTCAGATCTTGCTTTAACGGCAAATGCATTTATTACATTATTACGATTTACACATGGCGTAGGACCATCAATTGATGGTATAATTTCAGGAAGCGGTGCATTTAGATTTGTTATTATTCGACCAAGCGTATCAAGTGTACAAATTTATGATTACACTACGAGCGCTAGTTCAGCAGCAAATCAATTTGAAACTGCTGTTGCGTTATCAACACCAGGTGCGGGTGGCACTTTTGCTTATGATCCAACATCTGCACGTTGGATCAACCTAGGGCACCAATGGTAGTATAATCTTCGCAAGATTATCGATGTTCAACAGGAACAATTTGCAATTGAGGTTGTCTTTTTAAAAGTGATTCAAAATATTCCTGTTGAATAATTTTCTTCTTTTCTAAATTTTCTTTAGAATCGTCGATTATTTCAATCTTATTATCACTCTCGTCTTCATCGCCCCAAATGTTGATAACAGTAATCATATTTACTTCCTAACTTAAGTAATCATAAACAGTCAATATGTTCAATGAACATATCAATTGTTCTATCTGACAATTTTCCCTTTGTTGCTAAATCAATTAACCATGACGTAGCAGTAGAATATTTCTTATCAAAGAAAGAAAAGAACAATGATGAATAATTTCTAAGAGGTGATGTAAAAACAAGAGTTGCAAAATGTTTGCGTGAACCATCACATTCATGAGACATTTTTTGATATTCTTTGTCAATCATGTGTGTAAGATGCATTAAACCATTTTGAAGTTTTAACAATTTTCGTGACGATTCATCTGACAGCAATGACAAAACATCATCAAGTTGACCTTTCACAATTACGATAAAGGCGTTACGTCGTGATGCAATAACCGTATCTTTTGATCGTGATGCAAAACACCATGACATGCTTTTAATTTTGATTCTGTTAAAATGTGAATCACAAACAACGGCACCTTCAAGTTTTGTTGCGTCAATTGAATTCACAAACGAAGCAACGAGATCAACAGAGCGTAATGACCAACGCTTTGGACGTGAAACACATAAATTTTCGTTGTAAATTGATTTCTCGAATCCAGTCGTAATATCACGAATTGCGAGCAATGTTACTCGTGTTTCATCATATTTAACGACAACGCGATTAAAAGACGATGTCAATTCAAAAACATACGTGCATCGTTTGTCAAACGTTGAATCAACCCAATTGGTAAATGCTGCTAAATCACTATTGTTTGTTACAAACGCATTGCGTAATGCTATCCAAAACAATTCAGAAAAAGTCATATTACCGATTTCGATATGATCTTGACAAATGGGTAGATCTGCATCAGGCATCGACCTTGTAGCAACGTGCCACTCGTTATCACAATGATAAAATGTAATCATTGTTCCATCAAGTTTTTCAAATACCGAAAGATTCGGATCATCCCAATTGATATTAGACGCCGCCCCATCGCCCGCGTTATAGAAACGCGACATAGGCCACGCAACAAGTTTTAATACATATCCAGGGACATCCATCCACAAATCGTCTTTGTGAAAAGGAGAATTTGTAATATTTGCTACAATCAAACCTCGACATTGTTCAGCAAGTTTATCTCCGCTTTTAACTTCGATTTGATCGTAATTAAGACTGATTTTTTTACGATTTGAAGAAATTCTTGCATTTACACCATGATCATTCTTCAAATCACGAAATGAATGCGTTCGTAAATAATCCAAAACAAGTGGTAACATATTTATATTCTATTCTAGTTTAGTGACCAATTCACAGTACTTGGTATCAGGTCGTCAATTGTTTGAATGTCATTAAAAACATCTTCAAAATCGAATCCATCTGTTTCGTTTTCATAACGTTTAATTTGAAGATGTTTAGAATATTCGTGAAAAATATCCATTGACCAACCATAATGTATTGACAAGATTAAATCTGTGCCATTTTGAGACGGTCGAGCCCTAATCATGCGGACTAGGTCGTATCTAAAATATTCATTTCCTTCAATCGAAAATTCACATCCACACCATTCAACTTCAACATATTCGTTATCATAAAATGTACACAAATCAATGGCGATTTCATCAATATGATCTTCAAACGTTGACAAATAAAGTGCTTCAACTGAGGAAAAAAGTGAAAAGGTGTGTTGTTTTGACAACACACCTGATAAAAGGGTAATCTTAAATTTTTTCAATGTAGTTTTACTGTTTGTGTATTTTCATTCAAAGCTTGAACAAATACCATTAAATGACGAATTTGTTCAGCTGCTTCAAGATCGACCCAATTAATTTCATTATCTGATTTAGACACAATGTCTCTCGCAGCACAACTATCACAAAATTGTCGCTGATGTTTAACGTGTTTAACTGTTGCTATATTCGTTTCACATTCCAAACAAACGTTCATCATTGTTTTTAAAAGAATTGAATGATTTATCATCGTTGATGATAACGCGCTCAAAATATGAGAATGTTTTGTTAGTGTTTTCAGTAAATCTTTAAACAATGATTCCATTTGTGCTACCCAAGGGAATTGAACCCTTACTCCCGTTTGTGAGAACTTGTTTTTGAAACAAGCATGTCTACCATTCCATCAGGATAGCATTTCTATATTCCTAACATACCGATGTTGAACCTAAATTTTCATATAAGAATTCTTTTTCTTGAATTTTAGGAATTTCCCAATATTGACGTTTTTCTTTACAAAGACGTCCTTCAAACAAAACATAATAATATTCAGAATTAACTAGAAATAATTGACGATTCATTGCATCAATTTGTTCTAGTGTATATTTTCTATTTTTTTGTTTTTTCATCGAGCGGATTATCTGGATCGAACAGATCTCTCAAGGTTGGAAACCTCGGGCACAAACCACTATACCAAACCCGCATAACACATTTCACCTATTGTTCAAATTAATAGTTTTTAAGGTTACTATATGTTGAGCAGTAAGTGAGATTCGAACTCACAACATTTACGCTGGCAACGTAAAATTCTACCGTTGAATTATTACTGCATAATTCAATATATTCTTGAATTTAAGAAATTACACCATTTACTGTAAAAATAATTTTCTTTTTGCATGTTGGACACGTATATTCATACGTCCCAGGTTTATACACTATCATGTTGGGAGGATTATGTTCTCTGTCAAAACAAGGTTCATCATTTTTTTTGATTTCAATTTTCTTTAACATTTGGAGGAAGCTAGGAGAGTCGAACTCCTAAGACGCTCATCGCGCCTGACAGTTTTCAAGACTGTTGGGATTGCCAATTCCCAAAACTTCCATGTACACATTGCGGAAATAGTAGGATTCGAACCTACGGAACTTTTACGTTCACAAATTTAGCAAATTTGCTGTTTAAGCCATCTCACACATATTTCCATTCAATTTACTGCCCATAGATTAACTCAAGAATATTCTTGTTAAAGAAATTATAATAACTTAAGATGACCTGTCAATTTATTTAATTGCTCTTCTTCACACGGTCCAAACGCCGCACAAGTTAACGTTGGGATTCCATTAAATTCTGTTTTACCTAAATCAACAACTGAATGTGCTTCGATTCCCTCTAGTTGTGCAAGAAACATAAGATGCTCTAAGGCGTCTTGTGATTCTACGCCAACGACAATTTTTGTAAAAGAACCTGTCATCCATACTGTTTCTTCTGGGGAAAGTTTCACATATAATTCATCACCTCGTTCTGATTCATTATTATCTGTTAAGAATTTCATAGAAGCATGTGCAACCTGAGCGGCAAGTTTTCCTTTTCTCATCGAGAGATCTTTTCGAACTGCAATCACCATTTTTATATTTGACATGATTCCTCCGCTCATAACTAGCACCCACGGTAGGACTCGAACCTACATATAACCGGATAGAAGCCGGTGGCCTGATCCATTAGACTACGTGGGCAAAAACTTTCACATAATGTTAATTTGATTTAACGAGAGTTTTACCCGCCCGTTTATTACAAATTGTTACCATCATATTCAACTATGAATCGTGTTACTCATTAAATTTTGTTTCTTCTTCGCGACATTCATTTCTCACTTGCATAAGTATTTTACCGAGTAGGTTTTGCCCTACACCTCGACAAACACCCCATATTGTATCATTCCAAGTATTTCCTTCAATTAATTCTGCATCTTCGGTTGCTAATAAAAGAGGTCGCAAAAATGGATTTTCAAACTTTTTACGAACAAACATTAACATCAAATCATATTTAACTGTATCCCAATCTTTACGAAGTGATACTGCCCGACCGAGTTTTTTTGCTACGCCGGGGGTTTTTGCTACACGTATTAAATTATGAGCAGATTCATTAAGTGTTTTATGCGCTTGATAAGCGTGTTCAACAGAAGCATATCGTTTTCCATTAACGTAAATGGGTGCTTCATAAAAATTTGAAAGAAAACCAAATTCGTTTTTGAATGAATCAATCTTTAATGTCATGACTTTTTAACTTTACGTAAATAACTGCGATATTTGCTTTAAGCACTCTTGAGACGCAATCTTTTGTTCCTTTGCTGTTTTCAATTTCATTATGAAATGCAATGCAAAGATCTATGGGTTCGTCAATTTTATTTTCATTATCAATCATTAATTGATTTCTGATTATACCTGCTGATTTTCCGTGTGTATCCCAATCAGCAGGATAAGATCTTATCTCAAATCCAAGTGTTTCACCAACAGTTGCGCATATAATATCTGCACCTCTACAGTTTCCATGAATTAAAATTGTACCTTTGTCATAATTTTTAAGCGTTTCAATAATAGAGGTAATATCAGACCAATCACGACTACCAGTGACAAGAATTTTTTTAATTGGATTTTGTTGCATTACTTTTCGTCGTTCTTCTTTGTCATCACGACGAACATAATAACGACGTTTTGTGTTAACACGTCTTATATTCCCTGTTCTTTTATTCATTAGTGCCTTTGACAGGAATCGCACCTGTGACTTCTTGTTTCGTAGACAAGCGTTCTATCTGCTGAACTACAAAGGCATTCGTCGCTAAGAAGGGAATCGAACCCTCTCATAAACTGCGTATGAAACAGTTGTCATTCCATTTGACGTCTTAGCGTTTTGTGCTATGGGTGGGAGTCGAACCCACAAAACCGTCGGTCTAAACGACGTAAGTATTCCAGTTCCATCACCATAGCGTTAACACACCTTATATTACCCATTCTTTTATACATCTTGTTGAATTCTTGCTGCTCTAGTGCGAGACATTTTTATTTTTCGTTTTTGAGGAGGCATAAGATATTCCATATCAGAACAATAAGAGCACCCTGTTTTACATTTTTCACAAAAATAAAATGTATGTGTCAAACATAGTCGTAAGTCAATATAATGTACTCTACATTTGAATCCGGAATATTTATTACAATATGGATTCATATATCGTGAAAAATATTTCATTTTATCCTTGTAACTCGTACAAATTCAGGATCATTTTGCAATTTCTGAACGTGATCCACATTCTGATACGAACAACCTGATCTAATACCTTCACGTAATTGATTGATGACATCATTCAATAATTTCGATACTTGTTTTGTTATCGTAACTCCTTCAACGTAATTTGATTTTAACGTTGAAGAACCACTGTAACTTACGAGAGTATCTGATGAATCATGATGATGATTAGGAGATTGTAGTTTTCCGGGTGAATCATAAGTAAAAGCAAATAAATTTCCAATCATTACCATGTCAGCAAAACAAAGCGCTTTAACACAATCGCCGCTTGATTTAATTCCACCGTCAGAAATAATGTAAACTTTTCTGTCAATGTTGTCTCTTAAAAAATATTTTCTAGCAATAGAAATGTCTTCAAGAGCTGTCATCTGTGGAACGCCGTTCCCGGTTTCAATTCTTGTAGTACAAATACTTCCCGGCCCAATTCCAACTTTTACGATATCAGCACCAACTGTCCATAAATCATCAGCCGCGCGAGCTGTCGCTATATTGCCTGCAATGACTAAAGTATCAGGATAAGTTTTCTTGATGTATCTGATCATATCCAAACATTTTGTTGAATGGCCATGCGCAATATCAATACAAATTATTTTACAACCAACATCAACGTATTTTTTAATGTTGTCTTTTTCGACATGATGCACGCCAACAGAAAATGCTAACAATTTAGACGTTAATTCTTCTCCGAATTCACTTTTGAATTTTACAAACAAGTCAATTTGGTTTTGTGCATTATCACTATGAAAACGATGCATAATCGTTAACATACGATAATTTAGAAAAATTCTTATTGTATGTTCATCAACAACATCAACCATGTTTGCAGGAACTAATGGATTGTAAAAGATAAAATCTTCTGTCGTTGAACAGTCTACTTTAAGATTTATTGAACTTCTTGATTCAATTTCAGAATACTTGGGAACAAGTAAAACGTCATCAAATGTTAATGCTTCTTTTATTTTCATTCGGTTTAATAATGGGAGTCGAACCCACAAAATGATCGGTTTTTAATCGTTCAATGTTTTCCAATTACATCATATTAAACTTGTATCAAAGGTGAGACTCGAACTCACAACTTCATGTTTCGAAGACATGCACTCTATCCATTGAGTTACTCTGATATTTGTGTTGTCGGTGGGACTTGAACCCACAAGAGATTTCTCCCACAAGCTTCTTAGACTTGCGTGTATGCCATTCCACCACGACAACATATTATTCTTCTAATATTTTATTTTCCTTGGTGACGCATACGAGATTCGAACTCGTACAGATCAGATTGAAAATCTGAGGACCTAACCATTAGTCTAATGCGCCAATATATTTATTTATTTGAAATCATCTGATATTCATTTCCAATACGTTTTAATTTACGAGTTGAAATATAATCTATAGCTAAATAGTTTACAACAAGCGCAGTTAAAACAATGGCAAATTTGATTTTTTTAATCATAGAGCCGAGTGACAGAATCGAACTGTCGCAGCTTCGTTACAAATGAAGCGTACTACCATTATACGAAATCGGCTTGACGAGCTGAAGATAGGAATCGAACCTGTGTTTATACCTTACGAGGGAATTGTGTTACCACTAACACCACATCAGCAAATTTTTCTTTTTCACTTTACAAGTAGGATTCGAACCTACACGATTTTTCAATCGATACGGATATAAGCGTATTGTGTTTACCATTCCACTATTGCGTTGTTACTAAAGAAGTGGTCAAGGTGGGACTTGAACCCACACGCTCTTTCGAGCAAAAGATTTTAAATCTTCCGCGGCTGCCTATTACGCCACATGACCATTTGATACTTGATTAAGATAATTCATTTATATGAGTTATACACATAAATTTTACATTGTTGAGCTTTAAACGGGAATCGAACCCGTGGATAATTCTTACCAAGAATTAATGTTACCACTACATCATTAAAGCATATTCTTTTTCACTTTACAAGTAGGATTCGAACCTACACGCCTTTACAGACAACGCAAATTTCTGCGCCGTGTCTACCATTCCACCATTGTGGTGTTACTAAAGAAATTTTCTATTTTTCACTTTGAATCCAAGATTCGAACTTAGCCTTTAAGTATGAGACATTGAGTGTCCCGTGCCACCATACACCTATTCGTTAGTTACTAAATTAGAGTCGTAGGTTGGAGTCTAACCAACAATCAGTTATTTTGCAGATAACCCGCATAACGTTAGCGTTCTACGACACGTTTACATTCTTACACATCAATAGAATCTTCATTTCGTTGTCTAAAATATTCTCGTATATCATTTCGCATACGTTCACCTTTATGTGTAAGAATGTAAAGACCTTGCCAATCACGTTTTAAATCAAGTTCAGGATCAAAATTATTCTTAAGCAAGATTTGCCATCGTTCAACATATTTTCTATCACTTTTTTTACCATGCCAATGATGAAAAATTGTTCCCGCCATGTAACCTACATCTTGACGAATATGCGTTGATGCGCGCTCCTGCCAAATTTCAAGGTGTTTTTTGTATGAAGATGAAATTTTCTTTGGCGAATTTTCAATAACTTTTCCTATAAGAGCCCAGGCCATGTGATGATCCGCAGCACCAAGAACGGCAAAATCTATAAGACCCCCTAAATGGTCAATTGCTTCCCTTCTCGCAGCCCATGCAAAACCTGGGTGCCAATGTGGATAATTCCCTAAACTATTTTTCTTGGAATAAGGGTGAGGTTGGTGAGTGACCCACGACCACATAAAACTGTCAAATGTTTTTAATACTTCACCATTAGGTCCAAGATCAACGGCGTTTTGAAACATTTGGATGACCATGTTATGTTGCAACATATGAACAGTTTCTTCTGCCCAATCGTGGCGCACAAATTCAACATCAGCATCGATCCATGCAACATATTCCCAATCCGGTGGAAGACGTGATATGCCCAAATTTATGAGATTTTCTTTGTGCCAAATTTCATCCCATGCTCTTACTTGAACATGATGTGGATTATCTTTTTCAGTAATTTCAAAAGGTCTGTCGCCTAAGGCAAGTTCAACAACAAGAAGATTTACTTTTGCACAGTCCATTTTCGCTTTAAATTTTTGAAATAAATCATAGCGACTTTTATATCTAACGGGATTGCTAACAACAGCAATAACCCATAATTTATCAATTCCTGGTGAATCTTTATGTTTAAAACTGTACATATCATCCTCAAATTCTATCGTAATTATACGAATCAAAGACGATATCAAGCGTTATTTACATAAATATGTTGGTGCTCCCCGTCGGAATCGAACCGACATCTCAAGTTTTTCAAACTTGCGCTAAAACCATATCAGCTAGAAGAGCAATATATTATTTTTGACTTAAAATAGATTTAAGAGATTTTTGATTGGTTTGTGTTATGAGATTTGTACCTTCTTTATATGGTCCACCAACGAAGATTTTTTCTTCTTCATCAGGTACTACCTCTCCGTCATCTATATACATGTCACCCTGGGCAGCGTGTTTATCTAACAAATTTAGCGCAGCATTTAATGCTTCGTCTTTTGAATTAAAAACAGCTAAGTAATCAGCTCCATATCCATGATTTTTAATTGACACTGTGAAAAACATATAACCTAATCCCTAGATATATATTACGTTTGATAATGATTTGTCAAATATTTTAATCATCGTCTTGTTCTAAGCGTTGTAGTTCTTCTTTTAATTGACGAATTTTATTTTCTTTGATGGTGATTTTAACCTTATGTTTAAGATCATCAGTAATCCATTTTTCTCTTTTCCCGTGAACTGATTCATAATATTGATATGCTTTTTCTAAATTCAAAAGATAATTGCATTTTGTTCTTTTGATTAAATCAATCCATGTTACAAGATGATAAAGACCATGGTCAAAGGCATAACGTTGAATTTCGTGTGAACAAAGTGAAAACATATTAAATTTTCCTTCGTTCCGAATGAACTCATATTCAATCATTGTTTCCCAATCAGGAAGACAGTCAACATCATTGATAAGTGTTTTCACTTTGTTGTGCACTTCATCATATGATTCTTTTAAAAATGACATGGTTTATTTATAAGTTTAATGAATTGAATTTTGCACAAATAATTTTCATGAAAACTACATTTAATTTCGGGTGAATGGAGGGGGTCGAACCCTCACCTTTAGATTCACAGTCTACTATGCACAGCCGGTACACTACAAACACCGTCAGTTACCTCAGAATTGCACTGAGCCTATTCTTGGGTCCAGACCAAGTAGGGCGCTACCTCCCCATGTAACTGATATTGATAAAAATCACAAGATCGCTATCAATGACACAACGCTGACAGGAAATTATTCCTCGCTGACCTTCGTCCAATTGGATCGACGTGTTTCGGTCTCAGATTTGTCAAAGTGATTGGATTTGCACCAACATCTCTTATCCCATATGATAAGCCGTTTTTTCTTTAACTTACACTCTGTTAATGTAATTGTTGAATCGAACAACTCTTGTGCGTTGGTGATCTAACCATTAATATTTAAACGTAAGTAAAAACACGTACGAATCGAACGTACAGATCGGGTAGTACACAAAGCCCACCCAGGTCTCATTACATCGTCGACGAGATGGGACTCGAACCCATGATATTCTCCTTGTAAGGAAGATGCCTTAGCCACTAGGCGACACGTCGTTAGGAATATAGATTGTCAATGAACAAAGAATTTCTTCTTCGTCGGGGTATTCAGATTTGAACTGAAACTATTTGCTCCCAAAGCAAACGCGCTACCAGGTTACGCTATACCCCGCTAACTTATCTTTTTACCGGGTGTCTCTTACCGGAACCACTTTTCAACCCTTTAAGGGACGTGGATTTGTTTCAGGCAAACGCCCTAAAACTGAATGACTAAAGAGCGAAAACATGTTAGATGTTCTTTCGTTCAGTTTGTTTGTCATTAAAGTTTTCATTATCGTTAATTCTGAATTTGTGACCCAAATGGGAATTGAACCCACACCTGCGTCTTGAGAGGACGCCCACCTGAACCAATTAGTTAGATTGGGCCATGTTTAATAAGATATCAAGTTAGTTGCTATTTGTACAAACTATTTTCAAAATAATTCAAGGCTGTCTGAATGAAGAAAATATTAAATTATACGTGTATATGCGTATACAATTTGCTACAATAAATTATGTATTCAATCTATAAAATTACAAATATCATTAATAACAAAATCTATATTGGATATTCAAAAAATCCTGAAAAACGTTGGGTGCGCCATCAAAAAATTTCAACACATAAAATTAAACAAAAATTTCATTATGCACTTTCAAAATATGGCATTGATAATTTCAAGTTTGAGATTATCGAATCTAAGATTGTTTCTTTGAAAGATGCACTTTTAAAAGAAAAATACTGGATACATTATTATGAATCATATGTTGATTCAACTAAGGGATATAATATGACACCCGGAGGCGAAGGCGGGCCGACATTTTGTGGGAAAAAACATTCACTTGAAACTAAGAAAAAATTTAGTACTATTCAAAACAACAGATCAGAAAAATGGTCAGAAAATTTAAAAAAATCACAACAAAATCGCTCTATTGAATGGCGTAAAAACATATCAATTGCTCATCAAAAGCGTTCACCTGTTTCAGATGAAACAAAAGAAAAAATGCGTAAAGCTTGGAAAAAACGAAAAGTTCAATATCCGATAACTGAAAAAACAAAGAATTTAATTTCAAATTATCAAAAAGGAAAATTTGTTTCAATAAAACAAAAAGAAAATATGAGTGATGCACATAAATTAAAATTGCTCAATAACGATATTGAGATATTACGCGGGAATTTAAATAAATCTCCTCGAATTTTAAAACGATTTAAACAGAGATTAACATCTAAATATTGGGAAAATTTCACACTAAAAAATTCTAATAACGAACAGAAATTAAAGGACCTTCTGATGATATACCGATCGCTAAATTTGGATCTTTAAGAATTCTTTCTAAATTATCTTGAACACCGTCTAAGAAACATATACGTGAACAAAAACGATGACCGTGTGAATAATCAAGATAATGACTATCATGCCCAAGATAAAGAGATTGAATAGGAATTGAATTTAATTGATGCCAACCATAAATTGCAACCTGCTTTGGGGTTTTTTCCAATTTTCTAGTAATCACAACATCTTTTTTATGACCAACGAGAAGTGAGAATTGATCATATCCAAGTTCTAATATTTTCTTATTTACGTTTTCATCATGTTTTACAATACGTTCCGTTGAAGACATTGTTGAATCATATGGTGGGCCCCACGGTTGTGGAGGAATTTTATTCCCATTTTCCCAAATCAAATTAACGATTTTCGTTGTTGGGAATATACAATCTATTTCGTCTGCAATTATTTGAGCGCCAATTGGTGTCAACGGAAAACGTAAATTATCTTCGTCAGTTCCGATAGACAAATAATCAGATGTCACATAAAACAATAATTGTCTTTCTAGTTTTGTTGAATCAAAAAAGGTTGTTTGAATTTCAACGTAATTTCTCATTTTTGAAGGTACGTGTCCATCAATGATTTTTGAAATTACAAATTCTTCACGTTTAACATTCGTTAAACCTTTAAATTCATCTATTAATTGTGATGCGGATTTCTGCTCATCAGGTGTTGAAAAAGGAACTATCATATATGACTATTCTTAAATATATGACATTTCAAGATATGTAAATTTACATGTTGCTAGTTCTAGCTTCAAACAAGTAAAACAGTCCATATATTGTTATGACATAGTAAACTTTTTTCCATGCAGATTTCAATTCAATTGAAGATATTATCATTGATAATGATGAATTATTATCATTCAAAAAAGCATCATATGCGTCATAAGGAATTCCAGACATAGACAAACGACGATACAATAAAAAATTTCTTGAATCAATTTTTATTAGATCCCCAGGATAACAATTGTTCATTCTAATAATTCAACGTTGGCGCCATATATCCAGCCAACACCTTCTGGTGCAATAACATATACAATTAAATTGTCATTGCTATATGATGATATCACCATGGCACATTGATTTTCGCGCAACAAACCATGAAATTCAATTGAATTTAATTTTGCATCTGACCAAAGTTTTGCATCGAAAGCAAATTTTCGCAAAACGAGAATATCGCCGGGTTTATATTTAACGTTCATGAGGTAACACTCTATTTAAATGATACCTCATGAATGTTATAACCCAAATTATTCTTGTTTTTCTTTTTTGGAGAATATTGCTTCAATACCTTCTGTAATAATACGATTCCCAGTCCACATTAATATCAAGTATACGTACATGATAAACGCATATGAATTTTGAACATCCTTAGATGAAATAACGCCGACCACAGAAAAAATCGTCAAACACATCCAGAAAATTTTAGCAAAACGATGAATGTTCTTATTGAGAAAAAAATTCATATTATGTATTATTTTCAATTTTGATTTGAAGTTCAGGACTTTCAAATTCAAGCTTGCATCCTTTTGCAAGGACCCAAGCTCTCTTCTTGTAAGATGGTTCCGGTTTAGGCGCATAACCATCAGTCATAATCAATGCCCCGTCCCAACGTTTACGATTTTTTACATCGTTAATGATCGCAGTGGGAGCGTTAAAATCAGTTCCACCTCCACGTGTACGCTTTGTTGCCTTTTCAGGAATTGTACCTTTTCGCCACGGAACAATATCTTTTTCATCGCAGTAACAATCAAATGGGCAGAAATCAATTTCAACATTTTTCGTCAGTGACGCAAGTTCTGCAAAAAAATCAGATAGCATCTCATTACTGACGCTTCCCGATTCATCACGAAAAATAATCAACTTTGCGACATATGAACGCTTAATTCCTGGGTGAATGTACGGATAACGTCTGTTGATTTTCTTAATCGAAGACGTTCTTGCACCTCGAACAAGACTACCAACAAATTGGCGCAAAACATTTTTCCAATCAATCGTTCCCGAAATTGATTTACGAATTTCTTCACGAAGTTCTTGAGGAATATTACCCCAAGAATTTTTGGAATCAGCCTGGTTCACAGCATTCTTAATTATATCTGTGATTTTTGCCTTTACGTATTCTCGTTTATCTTCTGGGACTTGATCCCAGAGAGAATGATCATCAAGTGTACCAATTTCTCCTGCACCTTCTCCTGCACCTTCTCCACTACCCGAAACGTCGCCCGCGTCGCCCGCGTCGCCCGCGTCGCCGCAGCCGCCCCAGTCGTCTTTTTTATTTTCAACTAGTTTACTGAAATACCATTCAGTTGATTTAAGTTTTGGAAATGATGCGATCAGCGCCTCCATACTATCACTCTTGACATCTTTTGATGTCAATCGTTTTCCTTCGCGAGTAATAGGCCATTGTCCAGGAATTAGAGCGCTCTTTGGCAAAAGTCGAACATCATACTCTGATGTTGTTTTTCCTATTTGGACTCCGTGTTCAATAATCAATGAATTGATTGCAAGATCACCAGCAACATTAAACAAAAAATGTGGTTCTTTTCTACGGTCAACGAGGTGACCAAGGAAAAAATGATAATATTCGTGCTTGATAAGACCGTGAATTTCACAATCATCAAGTGATTCTAGGAATTCGGCATTGTAATACATTGTAATTTGATCATTCTTTTGATCAAATCCAATTGCTGCTGTCGAAATTGTTTTAGATTCAACTTTCATAATACGTCTAGAAATTTCGGCAAGAAATATATTCGACGTTAAAAACGGAATCATGTGACGATCAATATCAAACTTTTTCATTACTATGTAATCATTCTATATTTTGTAGTTAGTACAATTCACTTTTTTGAATTTGCCCACGAAGAAATAATATTCAATTCGTCGATATTCAATTTTTCCCAATCAACATTTAACACATGTTCAAGAATCATTTTTTTGCATGTCTGACACGTAACGTATTTAACATCTATGGTTATATCGATAGAACTCATAGGCGTTGTTGATTTCCAAAAACAACGACTGGGACACATGTTAAAGTAATGAATTTTACTGGTCATCGGTGTTTCTAGAATGGTTTTTGAGGCACCCACGTTAACCCACGATTAATTTTGGACTGCATAATATTGGTAACCTCTATCCGAAAAATAAATATTCTCACGGTATGAGATTTCGTTGACGTTTTTCTCGTCGCGTAAGTAACCAACAAATTAGACGACATAATTGACCATGACTCATTGAATCAATATGTTTTAATTTCAACCACGTAGCTAGACGTTTCACATTATTGTGATTACTGCGTTTAAGTGTTTTAACTTTAATCACTTTTTTAAAATATCAATTTTGAATTGGCGTTACACAACAACGAAATCCTTGTTGATAAAAATAGTGACTTTCATTATGAACGGTCGTTTTTGGACGACAACGTGCACGAACAGGGCCCCAATATCCTCCGGTTAACACAGATTGAAACGGCCTGAGATTTATAGTCGTAACCCATTCATCTACGTTACCTGTTTGATCATATACGCCAAATACGCTATGACAATTAGGTCTCATTCCCGATGCTTCACCTTGCCACAATCTTGCAAGTTCATCACGAGCAATTATATTTTTTCGTTGCATAAGTTTATTTGCATCAAATAATCGCCACTGTTTATCAATATTACACGTTGTAGAATCGCGAACATACCCATATGGATATGGTAAAGCTTCTGGGCCTTCACAAGCAAATGTCCATTCATCTTCGAAACAAAGACGTTTCTGTTTTGAAGCACACAATGTTTGTGATTCATAGTAATTAATAGCGATTATTGGATAAACACCGGGAATATTGGGAAATTCAAATTTATCGATACATACGTTAATATGTTTCGTTGTTAGTGTTGAAGATATTTTTTTCCATTTTTCTTTATCAAAAATTTGACATCTTTCAGGAAATTTTGGAATGCCATTTTCATCAAAACCATCAAGAAAATTTAAACACGTTGTTAATTGTAACGTCTCGACGCTTCCTTTTATAGGATCGTTTTGCTTCATTTGTCCTGATACATGTATCATGTCAGTTGGACAATGATCATTGACTAAATTTTGATGTTGAACAACCGGATTTTCAATATCGGAAATTTGCCACGCGGAGCCAACATTTCGCCATGAATGCGCAGAAGACAATACTTCAACGAGAAACAATCCGGTGAATAACAACGTTTTTTTCATTTACGTTTTCTTTAAATTTTTATCACATTTTTTACAATCAAATTGATGCCAACTAAAAATTAAAAACCCAAATGCAAAACTGCAATTTGGGCCATCATACCATGCGTGCCTAAATCCAAACTGAGGCGCCCCAAAATACCAACACAGTTGGTAAAGTGTCCATGGTTCAACTTTCCAATGACCTGCTTGTGAAAGCACTTCTTTTTTAAGAGAAAGAGAACTTGACGTAACTTCTAATATGATACGATAACGTATACGACTTCGTTCAGGAAAAGAACAAGCTTTAGATTTTCCTCGCCAAAGAATCATACATTCACCATGTTCATGGGAACAACTACAATATTATCACTACGTAATATACGTGTCTTATACGGCATGTTTGGTTTACGTTTAACAACTATTTTTGAATCATATTCATCGTTTTCATTTTTGAAATAAACAATTTTTCTAAGACCGTTACGAAATGCAAATGAACTTGATTTTAAAACTAAAATCATTAGGTGACGATCTGTTACTTTTGTAACTACGCCCAATGATAAATGTGAATAATTACATGTCCCTCTCGTTGAAAATATAACATTATCATTAACACAAATTTGTTTATTAAAAATATCTTTCATTTTCTTACAATTCCTCAAAGTATTTTACGCCTGCAGCAATCACCTTTGGATCAACGTCTGATTCATCACGAAATCTACAAAAAACTGGAAAGCGGGCCTTCCCATCTTTTGACAGACCATCGAGTGTCATTGGATCAGGTTGCGCTTCGATTTCGACAATTTTCCCAATATATGAATCTGGGCCATTTAGTTGAACATCAGTTCGAATCGAATCAGTAAAACCACTTCCAACACGAGTTACAATTCCGTTCGGAAAAACAACTTCAATTCCATTAAAAAGTCCTTCGCGTTTTGTCCCTCTGCGACCATCATAATGACCAACAATTACACCTTCGTATGTAACGCAAGGTTTAAGTTTTTTGATATTATCACTGCGCTTGAACAAATAGGGTGTATTAAGGGTTTTAAGCATTACACCTTCAAACTGATTTGACATGCATTCAGCAAAAAATTCCTTAAGTTCACTTTCGTTTTTCGCCATAATGTGTGGAACTTGTTTAACGCACGGATTGTTCACAGAACTTACGATAACTGATACGGCAGCGAGCCTAGAATTATATGATTCATGACTTGACTGCGAAATCCAATCTTCGTACGAAAGTGCGTCAAAAACATTTAGAACAATTTCACTGTCATCGTGTTTTGTCTTTTTTGACATAATAACATGAATGCTATCATTCCAATCAGAACTCATGGCTTCCGCGTCAAGAACCATGTTGTCATAATTTGCATTTTCAAGGGCTTTTTTAATGCGAGGAAGAGTTTCAAGAACTGTCCCATTTCTCGTATAAAACGTTACTTCACCTTTGTGTTTGACTGCGATACAACGAAGTCCATCAAGTTTTGGTTCAACGCGGACAGGATAATTTACAGGTTCAAGAATTTTGATTCCTTCACCTGCAACAAATTCAGATTTTACCGTGGAAGCAAGGGCCACAGCGAAACTATTCAAAGTTCCCGGCCACACTTTGTTTACAGTTGATTCCTGTACGCCACATCTCATATTCTTAAGAATAATGCGTTGACACCATTTTTGTTGAAGTTCAGACATTGTTGAAAACGTATCAACAACAAGTTGTTTCGCAGCATTTCCTGTTACAGAACGGCTCGAAAGACATTGAAGAACATTTCCAATAAAATGTAAAACAACGTCATTATCATTACTTGTTTTTGAAATAGGCGGTGGGCACTTAAATTTGTTCACATTGTAAACAGTATATGGATCCCCCGCAGCAACAAAAACCCGTTTAAGAAGTTCATTGTTTCGATTTACTTCAAGAATTTCTCGCTTTGCAAGACTTCCCTGTGTTGATTCTAGAGATTCAAGAATGTCAATAACAGATTTCATATCTTAATCATAATATAGAAACAATAAAAATGACACTTACGTGTCATCATATTCGTCATTATATTCTTCGTATTCTTCAATGAAATCTTTCATTTCATTTCGTGAGCCACCTCGCTCTTCACGTCGATCATGCATATATCCACTTTTGCACGACAACAACATCCCAAGAACAACAAGGTTCCTTGGAATGAATTTTTTTCGTTTTTGTTTTGAAGACATGACAATAATTATGTAGGCTGTTTACATCTACATTTGTGTTTTTCACACGCATTTAATTTCTGATCTTGCGGAAAATTCTTACATGAATAATGTGTTGCTGGTTTAAAACAAGGTAATTGATTGTTATCACCAACACCCGTATCGTCTTCTTCGTAATGCGTACAAATTGGAATCATTTGTTGACCTTAATTTTCTTAACTTTTGAAACAAGAAGTGATTCAAGTCGCAACGCATGTTGTTTCCACTGCCTGACTCCTTCACGCAATTCATGTAATTCACAACGACATCCACCATTCGTTGCCATTCCTCCTTGATTTCTAATCACGCAAGATGAATCACCACAACCTTCCAAGACAAGATGTTCTTCTTTGGGCAAAACGTACAAAATGCATGCAATTCTTCGAGCTTCAGCGCGTAAATTTGCGTTACATGCAAAACAGTTCCAAAATCCCGACGTAACAATCGGTTGTTTTGATTGTGTCATTGCGCGAACATTAGTTTCTGAAGCATATTTGTCATGCATTTTTTTCAAATCACGCATATATTTTTCAGATTCTTTTGCCTGTGAAAATCCACACCACGTAACCAATACAGGGTGACCAGGATTGCGGGCAAGATGAATTATCTTGTCTGTCATTTTATGATTTTTTCAAGTATGAATTTCAATTCTTTTAATTCGTCAAATGTTACTGACGTCGACATGAAATGTCCACCGTAACTTATTTGACGAAATTCACAACGTTTAGCAATGTTATTTACATACAAATACAACGTCGATTCAGAATTGTCGTCGTCAAACTTGATCCTTTCAATAAAGGCACCGGAAAATTTCTCCATAGAAATTACATTATTCATATTGGGTTTTTTCATTTTTAATTAGAATTTTTGCGGCCGCGAGAGCTAGATAAATATCTTCAATTTTGAATTGTGCATTTAAAAGTCGTTGAACAATAACATCTTCACGTAATCCAGATCGCAAAAAAGATCGAATCATTGATATATTAATTTCAATATGTGAATGCAGATCATTTTTCATGTTTTCTAATCATTCGTTGAATGGAAATTAATTTCCAACCTTTTTCTTGAAGAACACGTTCTTGCAATTCTAATACGCTAGCATTTTTAACCCACGCAAGAAAAAGAATATCATTTTCCCTTCGTTTGACTCTTGTTCGCCAAGAAGGTTCATCGGCGTCAGGATCGCGGTGAATTAATTTTTCTTCTAGAATATTTATTATTTTTGCCATTAGAGAACAGGAACACATGCCTGCAAATTAAGGACGATGCATCTCGTTCCATCTACAAAGAAGGTGTGTCTAAGTACAGATACAATTTTATCATGCTTTGATTTTTCATCTACGCGCACCGTGCCTGTATATATCATGTACGATCTTTGAGGTACGGAATACCCATGAATATCATATTGTTGAAATGTCAATCTCTTAAATTCTGATTCAGTCGGACCACCCCTACGTCTCTGATCGTTAAACGTATGCAAATCAACAAGGAAAAAATCATCCAACCAAAACCACAATGAACCTGGTATTAAATTCTTGACGTATTTAAAGTTCTTGTAGTTTTCATCATCATCAAAAAAATAAGGCAAATTTCGTGTCGCGGCATTTGCGGGTGACGCAATCGTTTTATTGACCCACGTAATTTGCGGTCGAACATTTCTCTTTTTCATACTAGTTAAATATATTCTTTTTCTTAAAGAAAATACACCGTTAAACGTCAAAAGGAGAATAAATTCCCCTTTTGATCACTTTAGATTTGGCAATATCATTGATTCGACTGAATCAATGATTGGTTTTACCAATGCATTTTTAACGTATGACAAAACAATTTTTCTTCGTCTCAATTTTTCTTTAAAAGAAGGCGCTTGTTTAACAGATTTTTTATCACCTTTGTCGTTGACAACAACGGCAGTTTTAAAAACTTTCGTGTTATTTCCTTTAGCGTCTAGTTTTCTCCAGAGTTTACGAAACTTACGAAACAGTTTTCGTTTTTCTTCAACGGAAGAATTCTTTAACATTTTCTGAATGTTAACTAGATCGTCTGTGTATGGAACAATACCAAGATTAAGCATTGCTGATTTAATCAGTGTTTCTTCAAGTTGAGAATTTTTTTTCATTTTGAATTATTGGATTTATTGTTAAGAACGTCCGGGATATTAGGCATCACATTTAATCCTGCTTCACCCTTGGGTACAGAAAATACTTCAAGAACAGAATCAGAACATGCGCGATTTACGGCTTTTGCAAGTTCAACATTGTTCGTTGCAATTGAAAGCAACTTCGTAAACATATGAATTTTCGCCTCACTTGTAAGCATATTCATAAATTCCCGAATATTTTCTTCATATGTTGGTTTCAGTGTTTTCAAAGTCGCAGTATATGTGCAAACTTTTTCAATAAGATCATTGTGTTGATCAATGTTCATCTTTGAAACAAACTTTTTGATATTGCTCTTCTTAAAACGAAGAACAACATCTTCTCCACTAACGCGCATGTTTGATGCTTTTGCGTAATCAGTAAATTTAATTGATGCCTCGACACCAAGAAAACCTACACAAACAGAATAAAAAATATCGACATTAGGATCATCAGCAACGCCTGACATTGCAAGTGCATCACCACAACGTTCCCAAGAACGTCGACTTGGATGACGAGTTCCGGGCTCGACGTTCTTGGGTGTATCAAGCCATTTAGGTTCTTCTGCAATGAAATTCGTAATTACCGGTAGACAATTAAGTCCCCCGAACAATTTCTTGATTTCAAGAACATGAATATCCCGAGAATTACACTCAGATCTTGCCCAGTTAATCCAATCCTTTACATCAGGTGTAAGATCAACAACCCAAAATCGATCCAGAAGAGCTGGATCAATATCGTTGACAGTGTAATTTGCACCCGTGTTTACACCTGAAAACACTCGAGTTAGTGGGTGAAGTTTGTGACCATTAAGTTCACGATCAAGAATGATTTGAAATGCTGCTTGCATAACTTCGGGTGTAGCCCGATTAAGTTCATCAAGAATCAAATAGCAAGGATTCTTACATGCACGCATGTACCAATCAGGTGGGTTGAATTTTGTCGTATCACCATCGATTGAAGGAAGACCGATAATATCGCCATCTGAAACTTGCGAAAGTCGACGATCAATAATTTCATAATTATCGATTTTACAATCTTTCGCAATAATCATTGCGATTTGACGTCCAAGTTGACTTTTGCCAATACCCGCATCTCCGCGAAGAAGAACGCTTGTCTGTGGAGGAAGTTTTGGAGCAACTTTGAGAAGTGTATGAATTGACATTGCAGACATTTGATTTTCCTTTAATTTCTAAAAACTTAAACTTTTATTGTGCCAATTTCACTTCTTCGATAACATCGTGTGAAATCTTTTCAAGTTCAATGACGAATTTATCATATGCTTTTCGCCAATGATAAGCATGAGACGCACCAATATAAACGTCGTTAACGACGACGTCAACAACATATACTCCTTTTGGATACGAATTCATATTACACTCAATTGGCGAAGCCCGATGACCTGCGATAAGAACACGTGAATCTTTACCAAAAAGTGATTTCAACTTTGAATTAAGACGCTCTTTTGCGCCTGGTTTAAAACCGTACATAATCTTATTATAACACAAGATGTACTTGTGTTGCATCAAGTATTTATTTGGATGCAAACTTTATTCGTTTTTGCAATTCATCGACGATATTATCGTAATCATACGATAGTGTCTTGTACAGATCGAATGATTTAAACGACATATGATAACATGATGCATATGATAATTTGCCAAAATTTGCAATAACGTCAGCATTTACGTTTTTTGTTAACGACAACGTCCACAACGACCAATCACCAATTTTTTGAAATTCAACGAAATTTGACCTTTGTATTGCATCAAAATACGCCAACGTTATTGATTTTGTTGATAGATCATGTGATAGTGAAAATTTTGAAAAAACATTTAAAACGTATGCTTTTACGATTGGTTCAAATAAAACATCGTGAAATATTTCATCAAAGTAATCATCAATACGTTTTTCAATTTTCATTATTTTTCGTAGACTTTTTTTGCCTGTTGACGTAATTTTAACGCTTCATTTTCTGTATGTGCAGCAATATCTAACATTTCTTGTGTAGGATTTGTTATGTTTCGTATTCTATCGCAAATATAGTCAAGAGTCTGAGCGCAATTCAACGCATTTAACGATGCTGTTCTTTTACCATATTCTATGATTGCCGCTTTTACAAACGATGCTTCAATCGGCCATTGTTCGTACGCATCTTGAGGTAAATCTTTTTCTCTGGTTTGATTTCTAGAAATATTTCTGCGTTGAATTTGAGTTTTAACATTGACATTATTTTCTTTTTTAACATCAAAAACTCTCAAACGAGATTTTTGTTCATTCATCTGTTTTTATTTTCTTTTTTGAATGTTTTTTAGAATCATTCTCTTCTTTTACCTCTGGTGCGCGCGCGTTTTCGGTGTCATGAAAATGACCCACGTTTAATTCGACGGGTAAGGCTATGGAAACATCCATTGATAATTGTTCTATTTTTGGTGTGACAATTGAAACAATATTCAATGTTGGTATTACCGCTTGTAAAGAAGAAAAAGCTTCTTCAAATTCTTTTTGTGTTGGAACAACTACATCAAGACAATTTTTTCCTGACGAACATCTTTTTACAAGTTCGTCGTATGTTTTGATGTTATTCTCTTCAAGAAATTGTTGCAAAGACATTTTACGTCTTTGCAAGAGTTTTTGCAAACTAAGTTTTGGTAGGTTTTTTAAATGAATTTTCACGTATAATCTTTCGTGAAAATAATTATTCGCTACTTCGGCGTTCTGATTCAATTTCTTGTAAAAGATCAGCAATACCACGCTGAAACATTGGAACTTTAACGACATTATCTTTAACGTCATCACTTAGTTTCAAGTTATATTGTTTAGCAAACTCATCAATGAATTTTCTCATAATTCGCAAGACATGATTCCGTGCTGAAGAATGATTCATTTTGAATCCAAGTTCTGACATTGTTGATGCAATTTCTCGATAGTTAATACCATCGTCTTCGACTGCAGTCATATAATTTTTGTGTTGTTGCATTATTTTAAAGTTTCTGTAAACGAGATTTTGGTTGCATACTTGCAAATTTCATTTTCTGAAAATTTTCTAATCGATGTTGTAAATCATATTCATAATAATCTTGTTTTTTATCATCAGTTTGAACAGAATTTTGTATTTTTTTCTTTTTTGAAAAGGAAATCACCTTTATTGAAAGGAATAAATTCATAACTGTATTTACAACTGTTAATAACAGTATAGCCGATTCAAAGTTGATCATATCATGTTAAAGGTTTACCATGCATAAGCGCGGTCACTTCTTCGTCAGTAATAGGATATGTTTCATTGTCATTAATTACATCATCAACAAGGCCAAATCGCAATCGAAGAATTGCAGATTCTTTTGCAGAAAGACTGTTTAACACATTTCTTGCAATTTGAATTAATTGCTTTTTTGCAATATTTTCAAAAGGATTCATTTCTAAACGTTCATCTTCAATAACGTCTTGAAGCAAGAATTCACTGTCATCTGAATGACCAACATTTTGTTGTAAAGAAATTGCATCTCGTCCTGAGATTATAGTTGCTTTCACAACTGTTTCAGACGCACCAACAAGTTCCATTAATTCCTCTTGTGAAGGATCACAACCCATTGCCTCACGATAATCATTCGTTGCTTGAATCAACTTTCGTTGAACTGTTGCAGCATGAGCAGGAAGTCGGACCATACGCTTTCGCTTTAGTACATGATGACCAATAGCTTGTTTAATCCACCAAGTTGCGTAAGTAGAAAAACGAAATCCCTTACGCCAGTCAAATTTTTCAATTGCTTTAAGTAATCCGATATTTCCTTCTTGAACTAAATCTTCAAGAGGCATTGAATTATTCTTGTACTGTTTTGCGATAGAAACAACAAGGCGCAAATTACATTCTATGAGTTTTATTCGCGCCTTCGCAGATGCTTCATTTTTTGCTTCATATTGCTTAAATAATTCAACCAATTCCTCATGTTTTAACTGAGGAATTTGATAAAGTGAATCAAAATACGAGGCAATTACATTATGTTCTGTACTTTGTGCAGCAAGTTTTTTCTTGCTTTTTAACGCATTTTCATTCATTGAATTTCGCCAACAAGTCGAAGGAAACGCGTATTATCAAGATCTGCGTATGGCAACGACGCTTCAATTCGTGCATTTTCACGTTCTGTATGTCGAACAAATTCGACATGAGCATCATGTCGAATCCGTCTCATTTGCATTTCTCGTTGAACATATGAAATTTCATCTTCCCACATTCGTGTATCACCATTTGCCGCAATCACAAGATTGCGATCGTGTTCAAGATGTGTATAAATGGAATTCAATTCTTCATCTGATGTAATTGCAATAGCATCTACGTGATAAATTTCTGGTTGTTTTGGATAATCATGCCTACGATTTGATGAATCTCGTTTTTGACCAGTTGAAGAAGAAGAACCATGAGATTTTTTTTGCATATTTCCTTTATTTACACTCAGTAACAATTTAATGATAATACATTCTTAATGTTAATACACATTTATTAACATGTTAAATTAACAATATAACCAACAGCGAAAAAAGCAATTACATTTAATACAATATTAAATAAGCAATTTTCTTCTCGTGTTTTTATATCTTCTAAATGAAGATTTAAAATCTGTCTATGTTGACAAGATCTTCTTTTTTGTTTCATTTGGTAATTCATAATATTTGTGTTCCTACTGGATGAGCAAGTTGGAGTCGAACCAACGTCCGGAGGGTCAAAGCCTCTTATATTAACCGTTATACGATTGCTCAATATAAAGCCTATTCTGTTTAATAGACTCGTAGATCATGTAGGAATCGAACCTACGTTTTTTCGTTCAGAGCGAAAAGTCTTCCCATTAGACCAATGATCAGCGGGTACAAAAGGAATCGAACCTCTGTATGTGGACTTGGAAACCACTGTCTTACCACTAAACGATATACCCGTTTGCGACACGTCATTTTATATGTCTTGTTATATTCGGCGTTGATAACTTTTCAAGGGTGTCGCACCATTTCAAATCAGCTGACGCTATCATAACAACATACTCAGTGATGAATGATTCATCATTCTCTGATATAAGTTAGATGTTAAACTAACTTTGCGGATCGTACGAGAATCGAACTCGTTTCAACCACTAGACAGGTGGCCTGCGCATCCAAGCGCATCACGATCCAAACATGGTTTTCACTTTAAAGAATTAATTCAAAGTTTATTCTTTTGTAAGACAACAATGCTTTGATCAAAAAGATCAAATTACATTTATTGAATGTTACTAACCAATTCATACAATGACATTCACTCTTAAAACAACACGTTAACTACGTACATTATTCACTTTGTCATAAAAAAATTGACTTGTTACTAAATCACCACTACATAATCAAGTTATAGATATAAACACACTTCATTAATAATAACAGTTGCAACTGTTATTATTAACGTCTATAGTTAATTATGCACTGTCGGTGGAGAATGTGGGTAACGCTCCCACTTGTTCTGCTTGCAAAGCAGACATAATACCTTGTATATGAATTCCCCAAAATAAGATTTCACTTTTATAATGTTACTTTCTTTGTCACTTTTGTAGGACTCGAACCTACGATTTTCACCTTGTCATGGTGACGATTTAGCCTCTAATCTAAAAAGTGGAAGCGCAACCCTGATTTGAACAGGGAACTCGAGGTTATGAGCCTCGCAAGCTACCAGGTTGCTCTATTGCGCAGTGGGTTTAGACAGACTTGAACTGTCACTTGATCGCTTAAAAGGCGGCTATGCTACATTAACATCATAAACCCAATTATTACATACTTCGTCGGTCCACCGGGATTTGAACCCGGATCTCATTGCTTAAGAGGCAAGTATGTTTAAACCATTAAACACCATAGACCGAAACATTTTGAGGACCATGTAGGATTTGAACCTACGACCCGCAGATTAACAATCTGCCGCTCTAACCACTGAGCTAAAAGTCCATATTGTTATTTAACTATAATCTCCCTAAGAAACACTTTCACTTTTTATTTTCTTTGCTGATGCGGTAGGACTCGAACCTACATAACCCGTGTTAACAGCACGGTGTACTGCCATTGTACTACACATCAATGATATTGCGGAAACGGAGGATTCGAACCCCTGCCCGATTAAGAGCTACATTGTTTTCAAAACAAGTTCAGTTCCCAACTGATTCATTTTCCAAATAGAGCGAAAACTTGGACTTGCACCAAGAACTTATGAGTGGGTCTCATATATGTTACTTAACACTATTTTCGCAAAGTTCCCAGGAGAGGATTTGCACCTCTTACTCCGACCTTTATGGACGGTATTTTGCTAAGTAAACTACCCAGAAAAAGGAACACAAATTTTCAATGAACAAATGATAATATCATATCATTTTGTGGATCGTCAGAGAATCGAACTCTGTGGGCCCCGAAGGGCGAGTGGGCTACAACCACTCCCGTCTCCATAACGGACTAACAATCCTCTATGAAACTTCCTTGTAATTTATTAGGCTTCTTACCTTTTATTTTACTTCGGAAGCGTACGAAGTAAAACTTCGCACATCACGTATCGTAATAATTATTAATGGCTTTTTGCCACTTTTTATCATTCGCTTTCTGTTGTTGTGAAAAATTCATTGTAAACTTTCGTTGGACCGGGTGGAATCGAACCACCGACATGCACCTTATCAGAGTGCCATTCTAAACCACTGAACTACGATCCAAAATTTCAAGATGCTCCTTTTTGTTGCAACCTGATGAAATAACTATACCTTTAGTTTGACAAGTACTACACTTTTTAAATTCTATGATGAAATATTTTTCAAAATACGTAAATTTCGACAGTAAAACCCAAATAAAACTAGAAAAGAATAAACGTGAGACATTCTGTGGGCGTATATATGGTCAAAAAATGTTGTATGATTTACCCATGATTACAAAAATTCACTTACACACTCAGATTGATTCAAATACGTTATCGTATGCGAATTATATGTTAAAAGCTGCGTATCATTTTGCAAATAAAAAATCGTTGTTGTTAACGACTGTACACTGTCTTGATGCGTCCATGAAAGAAAAAGTTGATACGCAACATAACGTATCATTAACAAAAAGCGTAGGTGGATCTACTGGACATGGCGTTGCTATAATGGATGCACTCGCCATGACAAACGATGGCGATATTCACGTCATAGCAGATTCTGATACTGTTATAGTCAAGCAAGGGTGGGATGATATTCTTAGAAAGAAATTTTTTGATGAAAATTTCGATATCGTTGGTGGAACGTATGAGGACGTAGGTGGATTTAGTAGTGGCACCGGTAAAGTTCAAACATACAAAAAAATACCTACGTTAACTTGGTGCGCATTGTCCCCGAGGAACGACTGGCGTGATTTAAACGTTCTGCCAAACAAATCACATATGATACAAATCAATACTGATGAACTTTCAGTGACGTACAATCTTCCCAAGGGTTATGTTGTGTTTGGTGAAGTAGGTTATCAAATTCCTCAATATCTACGCGATAAAAACCTTTCATATGAAGGATGGCGTCAAATAAAACCTACTAGTTCTGAGTCGATAATATTGTCTGGTTTATGTGATTACCACGAAGAATTTCACGTAGACAATGAACCATTTTTTGTTCATCATCGAGGTTCACTTAGACATCCATTTAGACTTAACAAAATGTCAAACGATTTTTATGATCGCCTAGACTTGTTAATCAAGTAACAACTTAGTTTAAAAACCTTGATGTCATTTAATCCGAGAACTTCCCGTTCATGTTGATATCCAGACGCGTGTTGTAATTTGTAAAGACCGTCTTCACCGGAAAGAAATGAATTGTAATTCTCACTCAATTTAGCATGCAATACGATTGAATGAGTAATTTTTCCATGAGCAAAATTGTGCATTAAATATTGTGATTTTTCTATGCTAGAAATACTAAAATCTCTCGCGACACCAAAATCACAAGTCCATGATGAACTACCCATCATGGGTTTAGGCAAAAACGTAAAACTTTTTTCTATTTCTATTGAAGCGGGTAACTGATCATCATTGTTTAATTCAAGTGAACGTTTTATCCATTGTTCATTAACGGACATTCCTCGATAAACAATATCAACTTTTGGCCTTTTAAGAATATCGATATAAAGATTCTTACTTAATAGTTCAGAAAGTTTATTTGCAACGTCTTTTGTAAATGGCCATGACGCCATGAAATGATTTTCAATAGCGTCTTCAAGTTCGTCTTCAAGTTTTGTATTTTTTTCATAAGGAAGACTATTTCTAACTTTTCTAGCCTGTGGAAAAGCATATTTCCCAAGTTGATCTGAATCAACTTGTTCATAAAGTCTTCTTCGTATCATATTGTATTAACGTCTGGAGCGTGTACGAGAGCGAACTTTTCTCATATATGATTCTGGAACAAGCGTACCTTCATCATCAGAAATCGGGCCTGGCTCACCGAATGAATCAGAAACTTCTTCATCAACTTCATCAAGTTCTTGCACATCAGCTTCATCAACATGCAATTCACTTTCAACGATTCTACGAATTAATTTTTTAAGTTCATGTAACTTCATATTCTATATGTATTTCATCTTTAAAAGAAGATTCACAATAATTTCAAATTTGTTTTTTTGCGCGCAAGAAATTATTGTATACCATTAACTTCGCCACCACCGCTTAAAGACGGATGCGCTAAAGCCGCAGTTGCTTTTGGACGCATTCCAATATAGTCATATGCGTCTGCAGGTCTCCCGGGATTATTATTGGGATCGGTGTCGACCTCGTCAAGTTCAACTGATTTGTTACGTGTTTTCTTGAGTTTTGTTATTTGTCTTTTCTCAGAAAGAACATCTTTTATTATTGACTTTAGTTCTTTGATCGTAATTCTTATCACAATAATACATATTTAACAATATGAAGATTACAGTAAAATCATTAAAAAAAATCATATACGAATCAATGATAAATGAAATTGATATCGAAAATGTTCAAGGAATAACATGTGTCGCTGGTTCAACTCATATTATGAATACGTGTAAAATCGGAAAAGACAAATATTTTTTGAAATTTTCTGATGAAGATTTGTTTGATTCAGGTGATCCTTCGTTGCAAATTTTAGTTGAATACCTTGCTTACAAAATTTACAGTCTTTATCCAAGTATTTCAATTCCAAGTGTTCAACTTGTGTACGATAAATCTAAAAAACGCGTTGGACTTGCGTCAACACCCGCAAAAGGAAAATCTGCTCTAGGAAGAATAAGTGTTAAAACACTTGGGAAAATGTTAAGTGCAGGTGTTTATGTTGATATATTTCTTGCAAATTGGGACGTGGTTGGAACTGGATCGGGAAATGTTTTTGCAGATGAAGAAAAAGCAACAAGAATTGATCCGGGTGGATCATTAACATACCGTGCTCAAGGAGGAAGAAAACGTGAAAAATTTTCAGCTGATCCTGGTGAGTTAAAAACTATGCTGAATCCAAGTTTTGGTGCTGGTGAAGTGCTTTCATATTCAGATATGAAAACAGCTGCAAAAGAATTTAATGCAGTAAATTGGAATTCTATTCTTAAGATGATCAACACTGTTTCAGATGAAATCACACAAGAACTTGAAAACAAAGATATGTTCGATCTTTTAAGTCAATGGAAAACAGATGTTAATGAAATCACTTCAAAACTTTCGAAGCGACATATTGCTATTAAAAATCACATTAAGGCGAGTGTTTAAATGGCTTACTTAAATAATAAAGGTTTCACCGATGATGGTACGCCAAATCTACGTGTTGATGGTGAAGCCATTGTAAAAGGTAATCTTACTGTTGACGGTGCTTTATCCGCCATCGTCGAAATTACAAACGAATACGTACAAAAAAGTGCAAATTATACGTTATTAAATGTTTGCTTCAATACCATTTGTATAAATGCGGCGCCAATCGCCCCATTGATTTTGTTTCCAAGTATTGTCTGAATTTTCAATTACTTCTTTGATGATTTTTTTAGTGTAGATAAACGTATTTTCATGTAATACACATATACGTCTAATCTAATAGTGTCATTCCTAATTCAATATAAAACGTTACACTTTCATTAACGCCTATCGATCCATCTTTCATTAATTCTTCAAGTTTAATACGAAGAATATTCAACCAAGGCCCTGGTTTTTTCCCAGATGCCTCAAGAATAATTCCCATAGTCCCTTTAGGTAACTTAGGAGCATTATCAATTTCAATAACTCGCTTTACACGTGCTTCAAGTTCATCACCATTACGTATACAACGTGCACGTTTCTTCTGGTTTTTTGTTGTTAAATCAGATCTTGAAAGATACATCAATTTCTGAAAAAAATTGACATCACCACATTCGGTAATTAGTCTACGAACTGCGGAATCAGTCCAGTTTTTATTGTAATTTGCAGGACGTAAATGCTGCATAACAAGTGCTCGAACTGTACGTAAAAGCTTTACATCATCATTAAACAATTTAGTTCTATCGTTTAAAGAATCAACAATTTTTGCTCCAACACGATCATGATTATGAAATGTCACTCGTCCTGCATTAAAACGTCGAGTTTTAACTTTGCCAACGTCATGAAACAATGCACCATAACGTAATTCAAGAGTATTTGGAACACCCGTAACAACCGCTTTTGTATGTTCCCAAACATCTTTGTGCAAATCTTTTTGATCATCTCCAAGATGATACATCGCTGAAATTTCTGGGAAAAGTGCTTTAAAAACACCAAATCGCATTAGCAATTCAAGTCCCAAGTCAGGATGTTCTGAACACATAATTTCATCAAGAAGACTTCGAATCTTTTTTGAATTATTGTTCCAAAGTAATTTGTAATCACCATCGCAAAATAATTTTGGAACAATAACGTTATTTATTTCGATTGGAATTCCTTTATTAGATGCATCTTTGCAAATTTCAAAAACTTCGATAGGATTCATTTAATCTATAATAACATCAAAAATAACGAATATTCACAACTTGTATTCAAATAGAACACCAACATAAAAGTGATAAATTGATTTTATTCCATGCAGCAACTTGAGCAACCGTTGACATATCTGGGCATATAAATCCATGTTTATACCAATATGGATTCATAAGTGTACCTGGTAAATGTTGCGCGCCGAGAATGTGGCCTAATTCATGCATAAGAATACCCGTTGTATCGTGTTCATATAATCCTTTACGCATATAAATTTCATGTCCGCCTAAAGAAACTGCCCATGCGAGCGCGTGTTCATCATTCGGTTTTTTCTCTGTTTCGTGAACAAAATAATCGCAACTACTTGAATTACCTTCAATGATTTCAAAAACACGCCACTGATGTAACGCTTGATTCCAACCGTCAATTGCTTTTTTTGCGCTTTCCTGTTGTTCACTTGGTAAATCAACACAAATATAGACACTTGTTAAATGATTTGTGTTTATAAATACAGCGGGTTCAACCCAAGATGGAGCACATGCACCCAACAACAAAAACGCTAAACAAAAAATCGTTATTAATCTCATGTTTCATAATTATTGAGAAACATGATTGTTTAAAAATTTGTTATAAAGTCTGTTTCCTTGTTGTGATGAGTATCAATTGTATTTCATTCGTTTTTTAACACCTTTTCTGCGTTTTCAGTGCAGATACTTATGCAATCTAAACATGTCGTTAAACAAACTTTTGAATCACTAGACGCCAACAATTGACACTTAGTTCCAGATGAACCAGCATCAGTTGGGCAAGCAGTCAAACGTTTTTCAGCAGAATCAAGACATTTTTTTGCGTCTGAGTTGCATGTCTTCATACAACCTGACAAGTTTATTTCATTAAGATCGGGTAAATTAAATAAAATACACGATGACATAAAAAATAATGACAAAAATAACGGTAATACGTAACGCAATAATCTATACTTCATAAAATAGATAATCATTAACCGCAAATTAAATTAACAATTTAACGAGGTTTCCATTCTATTGATGAAATCATTATTGAACCTAATCCAATAGTTTCTTTTTCAAATTCAAATCCAGAGGCAGCTAACAATTTATACAAACCATTCTTACAATCAAGAAATTTATTGATATTATCAGCTGTTTTTGCAATTAAAATTAGAGAAATTTGACCATCGTATACCTCTTTTTTACTAAAATTAGAAGCTATTTTTTTATCAGTTGACCACGATGTTGAACCTTCTTTGTTGTGTAAAGGTCTGAATAGGAATGTTTTATTCATTGACCCACTGTAATCAATATTTTTATATTCGTGTGAATACAGAAGTTTATTAAGCCAATCATCTGTTACAACCATCCCACGATAAACCTGTTTTACTTTAGGTGCTTTAAAAATATCTCTATATTCATTATTTGATAACAATTTTTGAATATAAAGTGAACTATCGTCAGGTATAGATTCTCCATCGTTAAAATGTTTGCTAAGATCAGAATATATGTCTTCCTCAATAACTGTATCAATTTCCCGTGGCAAAATGTCTTTTCTTTTTTGAGGAAATGCCCATTTACCTAAAATACCCGAATCAGGCGATTTCTTTTTTTGTATTTTGATTACGCTTTTAATTTCATTTTTGCAATATTCAAAAAATTGTTGTATATGCATATCAGAAACTATACCTTGTAAAAATTTATAACGTATAGACGACTTCAAAAATTTATTTGTAATTAATTCTTCATCAAAATTAGATAATGTAGTATTTTCATCGTAATTTATTTCAAACGCTAATTTAATATTGTCTTCAATTAATAAAAATAAATCATATTTTTTAAATACTAAATTTATAGATGCAATCATTAAATCAAAATCATGATTGCATTTTTCATAAAGTGCTAAAATGTTAGACTTGAATAAAGTTCTTATGTGTTCAAATAGATCGTCATTCATCATTATACCAATGTTAATTTTTTAATTGATACGCTTTGTGAAGATAACGTATCAATTTTATCAAGAGTTAAAATTATTCCAACGCGGCACATTGGGCCCATTTTTCCGAGAGCAGGAGATAAACGCAACGTAATCAGCCCAGTATCATTTGTGCCGGAAAGTAATGTAATGCTATTTGAATTTACTTTTCTTGAACCAATGTCAACTTGAACATATTGTGCAGTTGCATCTATGATTGTTGAAAGATTATCTATCGTTATAACAATTGTGTCACGTAAAGGCGATGATTGTAATGTTCTTGTTCGAACAAGGAATTTATATGTTCCATCAGGAACATCGACAATTCCAAGAACTTTTACGCTAAAAGTCTTTGATGAATCTGACGCAGGTGGCGATGACACATTTGTTGATGCTAACAAATTTGGCTGTTTTGGCAAAACAGGTGTTGGCGGGGGCGAAAATCTTGATGACAACCATGACATCATCGGTGAATCAATAGTATAATTATTAGAAGGACAAAGCGTTAATAAATTTTTGCCCCACCACGCTGGCGGTCCATATGCCCACCAAGCCCAACCTTCAATTACATCACGATTGTTATCTACATAGTCAAGAAAGTTCGTAACTGCTTGTTGTGCTAAGGCGTTTGTTGAACTTGCGCCAAATTCGCCAACATGGATTTTTAATCCATGTGCTCGCGCAAACGCAACAACATTTGCAAGATCGGTTGGAACAACGTTAACATCTAAAATTCCATTTGTTGAACCGCTTCGATCTGTATCGAAATAACAATGAACACTCACAAGTGTATTATTTAAAGGATCATTAATATTTTCAAGCCAAGCAACAGCGTTTGATTTTTTAAATGGCGATGTATCATACCAATTACTCGACCATGATGCTGCACCTGACCAACCATTTCCTGGGCACATTATCCTATTGCGCGCCCCAGTCGACCTAATACCTAATATTGCTTCTTGAGCAGCTTGAAACCACTGTGTTGTTGACATGTTGTTAGGCTCATTTGAAAGACCAAACGAAACACCATAAGGATCATTAACAAAAAGACTTGAAATTTTCATCCACAAGTCTGAAAATGCGTCATTAGGACAACCAACAGAACCTACTAACATTCCTTTGTATTTTGCAGATTTTGAAGTATCGGCGCTGTGAGGCTCAATCATAACATGGACATTAAGTGATCTTAATTTTGCAACTCTTGATAATAATGTTGCACCATAACTACCCGGTGTTGTTACGAGCGGGCCTTTAAGGGTTGGTTGTAGCAATTCCCACGAAAAAACAAGTCTAGCAAATTTCATCCCTTTTCCAACGAGATATGTTATATCAGTGTCAGAAACAAACAAATAATTTTGCCCTTCTTTGGGAACAATGTTCGATGCCCAATTAAATTCGCCACCGACAAGATTAACGCCACGAAGAGTAGATGTTATAGTCATACATATAAGTATATGAATACGTAAAAACTATTTTTCTTAGTGTTTAATACTTAAAGAAAGGTATAGGTTAAATACATGAGTGATAAAAAAGTATTGTCAGAATTACACGTTAATCTTCTTGGAAAATTATTTCTTGGCGCATGTGCAGCTTGGGTAATAGGAAAAGTAACGAATACGAAAATTCGAGGAACAGAAGAAGAAGTAAACGCAGTGTATAATGCGATGGTAGCATCACGAAGATTTCAAAACGAACTTCAACATCCAGGGGCCACTGTGTCTTCAGTAATGGATAAACTTAAACTTAAAAATGCATCTGCACAAGAATTTGAGAGAATTCTTGGAATAAAGTGGCCATTATGAAAATAACATTGCGTGAATTAAGACGTATTATACGAGAAGGTCTCGGCGGAAAAACAACAAAAACGATGTTTTCGTATCTTGGAAATCCACTTTCGCCAGATATTAACGACAGGGAACAACTAGGTTCACTCGCAACTGACGATATCGATACCGTCGAAGACGACGATGGGCTCCCTTTACATTTAAGGGAGCCCATAATAAGCCCAGAAGAATCTTGGGGACCCGTTCCTCCTGGAGATAATGATCCTTACGTTACAAGTGATCCATTCGTTAGAGATTACGGTCCGTTTTCTTCACGGCGTTAGTTTTTGTTAAAACCACGCTTAATACGATCATCAAAACAATTCCCAGCAGAACCAATATCAATAACACCATATTCATCGTCTGAAATCGTGTAAACAATTCGACTTACGCGCTTTGATCGCAGTCGACACATACAGGTTTTACAAGGTCTGGCGAGAGCAAGTTTTCCATCAGCGATCACCCGCGCGACCCAAACAGTCGCACCAAACGTAAGTTTCAAACTCAATCTTGCTTCTGCATGGGCATCAGGACAAGGAATTTTCGTTGGACCGTTCAACGCTGAAACAAGAACGCCGTCAGAACGCATTCCAATAGCGCCCAGACGAAAAGTTCTCCTATCGTCCTTGCTGATCGCAACACCAGCCGCTAACAACAACATATCCTTGTCACCACGGGCCATAGATATATTATATCATGGTTTCATATATTGTTGCATTAATTCGTGATCAATGTCGTTAATAGTGTGCTTGCAATCAAGCCTGAATTCCCGTCAACATTTCCATATCCTTGAATAATTCTTCGACCTCGAATTGGATGAATAGAAAAATCTAAATCGCCATCGCCTCTAATCGCAATAGAAAACGCATAAATATTTTTCTCATTTGTTAATTTTGCAAGCATTTTCATGCAATCATCAAAAAGTTTTTTTTCATCGTCATTCATTTGTTTTTCTTTACACGATTATGAGTTCGCCGACAGGGCCACGTTTATTACCTTTGCTGTTAATGTTTCGTCTTACGTTTACTTCATACAAAATGAAATCGTCTTTGTATATTTATCAGATGACATCTTTTGTGTCTACACTATCGTTAGTTTCAACAACTGAATCGTCGTCTTTAATCGTTTGAGCTTCTTTTTCACGAGAAGCTTTTTCCATTTTCACCGCAAGTTTCCCCCACGCGGGCGATGCTACAGGAAGTCCACGCTTTGACACACGAAAACCTTCAAATTTTTTTGGTATAACCAATGATTCATCATTCGTAAATACATAGAGCCTCCATTCTGTATTCCTGTCGGCCCCATCTCCAAATCCATGCCCACCAACAACATTGGCACCATTCAATTGAAGCCCAAGCAATTTTGCTGCTTCATTTAAAGTTACAGGACGTTTCTCTAATGAAGCGCCTGAACTAGGATGACTCGGTTGAACATTTGCAGTTTCTTCGATTTTTTTTGATTTTTTTGTGAAAGCCATAAGTTAAACTAATCTTTTTATACGTAAAATACACACGTTATTTACGTAATTCATTTACATCAGCACCGTTAATGATCATGATGTTTTTTGGTGTTCGAAGAACTACATTTTTATTTGAAATTTTCACATGTTCTTTCAATTTATCATTCCATTTTCCGTATTTGAAATCACAACCTGTGCCATTAAAACATTTAGCATTAATGTATTCCTGTTTATATTTCCCAACAGAAATACGTTCAACTGTTGCAACATTTAAATTTTGTGATGATCCTAGACGAGTTGCATATACAATAATATCACCAATTTTTAATTCTCTGTCAAATGCGTCTTTCACTTATTTTCTTCCTTTGCTACGTTAAAAAATTCTTTGTCAAATTTCTTTTTTTGTTCATCAGTACATTTATTGTGTTCAGAATGCAAAACATCATAAGCATTTTGAAGCTTAAAAATCTGCTCGCGACATTCATACAAATCACCTGCTAAACGATGCACTGTAGCCTTAGGTGTTTCTTCGGGTAAGCAATACTGTTTAATGGCTTGATTTAAATCATTATTTTCTTGAATTCGCGCGTATTCACTTTGCTTTACTAAAATTTGTTGCTGAAGATCTAACACTTGTTGTGTTAACTTAACCGCAATTTGTTTATTTGTTAAATTGATACACGTGCCGGATTCAAAAGATCTAACTAATTCCTTGCGAATATCAAATTCTTCATCAATTGATGTATAAAGTGCACCTCGATAAGATTCTTTTTTCCTTAAATTGTCTTCTGACTCACGCGTTTTTTGCGTATACAAATCACAAAGATGATCTACGAGTTCACATGTTGATTCATAAATCACATTTTTATTATGCGGTTGAGGATGAGCAATACAAAATGAATACAATTTTTTCTTTGTTTCAATGTTTTCGCTCAATATATTTTTGTATCTTTGTAAGAGCGCATTAACAACCTGTTTAAGTGGTAAATACTCACCTGAACTATCTTTGCATGCAACAAATTCATGAAGCATATCATGCAAATCATTTTCATTCATGATAAACAAGTCCAGCGTCTGAAATAAAATTTGAAAAACATTTTGCCGGAACGTTTCTCATTTCAGAATTTTCATAATGTTTGCAATCATAAACTTTCGTTGAATCAATAACACTATAAGAAATTCCAAATAACGCTACAAATAACAAACCTAAAAACAAAATAATCGGTGCCCAGTCAAATACGTAAAATTTGAACAATTCGAGTTTAGTTTTAAATGTTTTCATCAGGTTTCTTCTTTCGGACATTCAATTTTAACAGATGTGATTTTCTGATCATTTTCATCTGAAAACACAATTATTCGTATGTCTTTTAAGGCATATTCGATTGTAGGCAAAAAATAAATACATTCTGCGATATATTTTCCGTAATGGAAAACTCTTTTACATTTACGTTCTTTTGTTTTAGAAAAAGAACATGAAGCGTCTGAAATATATGATCTCAAAAGTTGAAAAAAATACGTTTCGTCTACGGCATTTGGATGTTTAGTATTAAAACAAGCATCATATTTAAGGTTTCGTTCAAACGCAAACGCATATCTTTTGTGAAAAGTTTCAAAGTATTTAGATACTTCGTCTTGTGCATCTGAAATTAACGTTCTAAATTCAAGTTGTTCCTCATCATCAAAATTAGATGAAAACATAGAATTGTGAATTTTCTCACGAATTATTTCTGCAGTTAAAACTTTGCTCTTTTTTTCAATTTTTCTATTTTCAAAAGGAACAACGCTGTCTGTGTGATATTCAATATTGTTGCAGTCTGACAATTTTGCCCAAAAACGTTGTTTTGTTTTTGATCCTATAACTCGCCACGTAATTGAATCATAATTATCGTCCTTTGACGTTGAAATCTTTGCACTAGTTCGTATATAAACACGATCACATTCAAGAATAGTATTTTCTTTAAGCGTAAATTTTGTGCTCTCTTTTAATTTTCTTTGCCAATCGGGCACCCAAACGTCACTAAATGTAATTAACACACCATTTTCTTTTGAGAAATTACGATTTCGTGATTCATTAAAATACAAATCAAACGTCCAAGCGCTTGACAAAACAATACGATCGCCACACGAAGGAATAAATAATTTCATTTTCAAGTGTTATTTTTTGGGAAAAATACGTTGACAATAAAGTTTGTAATATTTTTCCAATTTGCGAAAAAAGTACACACAACAAATGTCATTAACACAATAGACAGACCAATAAAAATGATATAACCCAAATATTAAATTGATCTGTAATAAGATGTCTATCTTCGCCTTCAGTTGGTGGAAAACACAATAAAAATATTCTACCGATCATTGATATTGACATCATAGGAAACACAATAATTCCTATTGTCGTAATAGATTTCGTATAAGAATTTGTGTGTATTAGTGATTTAAATTTTTGAAATGATGTCATATTATCTTCATATGAATCACGCTCGGCAATTACCCTGTAAGGTGTTTTCATTATACAATAATAATTTATGTTAATTTAAACTTACACTAGCTCAATCATAATTGAACTTACTTTTACACTTCCTAGCGCAATAACTTCATGTTCTCGTTTGTTTGTTGAAAAATCTTGAATGTTGTAAAGACCGTCATCGCACTGAAGAAGCTTCCCAGGATTATCAGAAACTTGTGCATATAAAATAATGCTAAAATTAAAATCCGGATCAATTGAAAAATCTTTGGCAATAAATTTATCAGTCGTCCAAGATGAAACATTAAACAATGGTTTAAAAGTAAACGACTTAAGAATCTTTTTTTTGAAACCTGGGACAAACTTTAATTTGTTGTATTCTTTATCTCCAAGGAGTGTTTGTAATTGTTTGTAATCTAGATGCATTCCTCTCATGATAACTTTTTTCGTTGGTTCTTTTATGATATCTGAATATTTTCCCTTTTTTATAATGGACTTTAATGTTGAAACAACTGTTGGTGATACTGCTTTTGTATTGCCATCTATGTATGAACTTAGTTGTTCATAAGCAGCCGCTTCAACTGGTGTATCTTTTTCAGCGGGTGTTAATGATGATAATATACGATCATTCGCCCATGCATATTTACCAAATACACTTTTTGAATTTTCAACATTTTTAGTTTTCGACATTTTAATGCGTTTTGCGCACTTTAAAAGAAAATCTAGAGGTGTGATTACGGTAGCAAATTGTGCAAACGTTTTAAATTTGTTTAAACCGTAATCGTCTTGAAGTTTTTCAAGAAAAAAGATTTTAGCAGTTTTTTTGAATGATTCTTTTCCCTCGTTGGAAGTTAACGTTAGACCGAATGCCCATTCACGTTCTGTTGCTCTGAAAATTCTGTTAGAGTTATCATCACTTCTTAGACAGTTAATAGCCGACGTCACTACGTCATCGTCATAATTATCATATAATTTATCAGCATATTTATCAATAATTGACGTGAGTTTATCATAATTGTTAATAACAAAAGGTGTTTTTTCATTTTTTTCATTTTAATATCTCAATTGCGCTTGTTGTTATATTTCCCATTGCAATAACTTCATGTTCATCATTTACAGACTCGGCAAATGAAAATTGATAAAGTGTATTATCACACTGAAGAAGTTTTCCTGGATTATCAGAAACTTGTGCGTATAAAATAATACTCCATATTGCCCCTGAACGAATATTGTTCGTAGCAAAATCAATTGCTTTATTTTTGTTTGTCGTCCATGATGATACGCTCTTTTTGGGTATATAAATTCCCGAGTATTTAAGTTTTACTTTTTTTCCTTGAAAATCATCATTTCCTGCGGCGGCCCGCAAATTTCTTAATTCCTGATCTGAAACTGACATTCCTCGCATTATCATTTTTGCGTTTGGTTCACGAATTATGTCAGGATATTCATTATTGGCGAGCATTTTTTTAAGAATTTCAACGCCTTTTTCATCTAATCCTGAAACACCATCCATGACGTTGTTTTGAAAATGGGAATATAATTGTTTATAAAGAAGTTCTTCTTCTTTCGTATTTTTCTCATATGGAACGTGCTTTTTTAATCTTTGTTTGGGCCAAGCGTATATACCTAACGTTGCATCATCTTTGCTTGCATCTTTTGAAGAATTGTTCAAAATATTTTTCATATTTTGAATGATATTTTTCATATGCTTTATGTGAATACTGACATGTTGCCGAAACATGTCTATTAAACTTTTAATGTTATCACTGTTGTTCTTGAATTTAGTTGATGTTAAATCGTTTTTATATCTTTCGACATTTTGATCAATTTTCTGTTGAAGATTTTTAATGAAAAGTGTTTTTGAAAATAAATTTTCATTGTCTTTTATGAAATAAGGAACCCACCCAATTAAAACCTTGTATCTCATAATTAAATTTTCAATAACAATTTCATCTGAAACATCTTCTGGAAAAAGATCCCAAAATTTATTGAGTAAATTTATCAAATTGCTCTTGTATTCAGCTTTTAATTTTTCAACAATTACAATGTTTTCGTCCATCCTCATATATATGGACGAATTTACGTTGTATAAATCAACTCACGCACATCAAAAAGGCCCTCTACGCATAATAGATGGGCCTTCAAATAAAACTAATTTTAAAGTATTGTTATTATTTACAAACTTTTAGATCAGAAATCGTTATGCGTATCCATATCTTCTAGACCATAAAATCTTGGATTGTTTTCACCAATTTCTGCCCAACATTCATTTTCACCGTCATAATCTCTAAGAGTGGCGGTACATTCAGGATATCGAGAGCAACCAAGAAATGGATGTCCATCTTTTTTACGCTTACGTTTAATCATATAAGAAAAACATTTAGGGCACTTATCCATTTAAAATCCTTTCAATAGAGAATTTACGCGCATAGGATCGTTTAGTCGTTTAAGTAATTCTATTCTTGAACAATCAAGAAATGTTTCATAAAACGGCAAATGTTCTTTTGCGCAAGAAACGGCTGACAAAATTCCAACCATAATTACGGGTTGAATATCATTGTCATCCAAGCGTATTTCAGATAACAATTGATTCGCTTCGAAAAATTTCCCAGCCCTGAACAACGTATCAAACAATAACATTATTTGATCAAGTGTATCTTCGGGATACGAATCTTTTTCATTCATAAAATTTCAATGTTTGTTTTGCCAAACTTAACACCGTTGATTCATATTCGGCAAACTTATGCAAACGTGAATGTTTCCATTCGTTAACTCTTCGTTGAAGACAATTTTTGTAGTAAAGTAAATCCTCCTTTGATGTGCCACAACAAGTACTACCAGATATTTCACCGACAAGAATATCGATAACTTTAAGTATGGGAAATTTATAACGATCTTCCCAAATTTCTTCTTTCATGAATTTGCCTCAAAAAATGCAGCAACACTTAACAATGCTGCAATAATAAGAAACGCTCCCGCAAAAAAGAAAAAATTCTTTTCAGCAAACCCACCAGCAACGATAAATGATAGACATGAACTTGCAAAATATTTTTGTGCAGAACTCACCATGACGCCTTGTACCAAACAATTCCCTCTTTGTTTTCTCTTAAAAACTTGAGGACATTTTCGAGTTGTTCAATTGTATTCTGATCATTCGGGGTCTGAGACTGCCCGAAGAAAAATCCGGTTGTTTTGGGGAGGTTTCCACCTTCAACAGCTGAAATAATATTCTCGATGTCATCCGATGTCAAAGGAATCCATTGACATTCATCGACACCTTTTGCAAAGGTTTGAATAATATAACCATGAAGATCGGGATGTTTCCGCCAATAACAAATTTCTTTATCGTAGAAAGATTCACTCCTTGTCACCGTGGTCAGCTTATATCTGTTATAAGTTTCCTGATTTTCGACGCCAAACATATACATGTCAAGTCCCATTTTGTTCTTTTATTTCTTAAGAATTGAATTTAATTCAAATGTACAATATCTATTTCCATAACAATAGGTTCTTCAGGGGCACCACTATCTCTTATTAGAGATTTCATTACATTATAATATTTTTCAATAATATCAGCCCGTTTTTTTTCATATTCGTATTGTTTTTTGAGTGAATCAAAATCAGATTGCTTTACATAACCCAGTTTTTTGAAATCTTCCTCACGAACTTCGCGTTGGCCTGCATTCCTTTCGAGAATATATTCTTTTTGCACGACGATCAGTCGCTTAAGACGTTTATTTACGATAAGTTCTTCTTCTTCAAATTCAAATGACATTTTGTTCAACTTTCAATTTCAAAAACATGCATAACAATACCATTATGACATGTTAACGTTCCAATATATTTTTCTTGTTCACCACGATCGAATGTTTCACCAGTCATGACAACGCGAAACATTCTTGTTGAAGTAAGAATGCGTTTGTTGTCAAGACATGCCCATAAAACCGGTGAATTCATTTGGGCTGCGACACTAATGACTCGTGCAGACGATGGCATTTCAATTCTATTGATGCCATGTGCAAGTTCATATTTAAAGATGACATTTAACATTTAATGTTCAAAACCGTGCAGGTTTTTGCCTCAGTGTCAATTTCAACTTCAAGATATTCACCATATTCAAACCATTGTTTGCAAATTTTGTTAATCTCTTCAACACGTGATTCTTTTACCATTTTATATTCGTGTGGTGTCAATGTATTCTTAATAGTTTGATTCATGTTTTCATCAACTGCCTCATCAATTGCGTCCAATAGACAGTCGGGATCTTTTAAAGTAACTTTAAATTTCATTTTATTCTTATTTGATTAAGTTAATTTTGCAATGATGCAATGCAAGATGAAAATTTGTTGAATTTGTTCGAATACGTACGTTTGAATTGCTTTTCTCGTCAATAAACTTTTTTACAACATTATGATCAACGACTCGTGAACATGCTTCATAAAAAGCCATCAAATGACCGTCAACTAGATTCCACATAATTGATACGCAAATTGGTATACGTTCAACAATACCAGGTTTGTCATCATATTGAATAGTAACATGCGAAATTACATGCATTGTACCATCAAATTGATCCCAGTTCAACGATCGACAATTTTCATATGGCCTATCAACGTACTGTTTCCAAATTCCCAACGTTTCTTCGCCTGTAGCTTCAATGAAAAATTCAGTCGCTTTAAATCTATCTTCATCAGATAATTTTTTATATTCATTATAGTTCATGACTTAGCGAAATATCTTTGTTTGGTGACGTGAAAATTTTTGAATGCTTTTCTTCAGCAATTTTTAATGCATGATCGGCTAATAACCCCGCTTCCTTCGCGGGATAATACACAAGTTCGTTTGGACCTTTTAAACTCATTCCTCGTTCTAACATTGCTTTTAATGATACGAGAAAAGCATCTCGCCACAGTTCAAATTTTTCAAAATCAGTCATTTTTTTCATTTTCTTCGACAAGGAACGAAAATCTTGCAACTGGCAAGTGCTTTTCATCATGAACAATATATGAAGATGAACCCTGACTTTGATTTGTTAACGTAGGGTCACCAAGTTGATTAACAAGTTCTATCACAAGTCGTGTTGCTTCAGCTCGCGTAAGAGCATACACAACC